CGCTAGACTGGTTCGTATCGGCTCCATTCCCTTTTACCCAGCTTCTTAAGCCATTCGCGCATCTGTTGTGCACAGTTCAGTGCTTCTTTTACTTTCGCTGCATCTTCGCCAGCGCTTTCACGGTATTGTGCCCACGCCCTCACCAGGTATGGAGCCATCGGATCTCGTCCTAGCAAAATAAACATCGGCTCATCCGGATCAGCATTCGCGTAACAATCGAACTCGCCCGGATTATTCTTTGTTCCCATCGCACTAAACCTTTCTTGTGACAATAAATGTCAGTATTTCCGTCACTTACCAATTCCCCTCTGAACTAAACACTTATCCCTCTTGGTTCCGGAGCAAAACCACAATTCCCCTCGGTGTCTCGTAACTAGTTGTTTGAGGTCAGATCCCGCTCAAACTTGGGTCCAATAAGTTAATGAGGCGGCGGCACCTCTGCCTGTCGGGTTATATGAGTGCGTTATTCAACCAACGATAATAGGCCGCGCTTGGCGTCCAATCTATCGCGTATCAAACCTGCCCCTTGTTCGGTTAACTGCAATCCATCGATCTTTCCCTGTGTGCGCGTAACTTCAATGTATCCCTGCTTTTCCAGATCACGGATACGCTCGAATAGTTCACGCCACTCGCCCTTTTCAGTTGGACAGTCATCGCCCAAAGCAGAACAAAGTTCATTGAAAGTGCTTTCTTCTGTCGAGCCGATCAGGGATAGGAATTCAAGATCTTGTTCGTTCATTGTTCTATTCGCCAGCAAAAGTTCCGAGTTCTTTGTAGCCAACCGTTAAGGCTGGCGGCGTCGGGATTTCAGTTTCAACCGGGCGCCAGAGATGGAGCACGTTGGCATGATTGTTAACGTAGTCGCTCTTGCGCGGGTGAAACTGAATTACCACATCTTCGTCGTCCCAAAAGATGTCCTTTACTGCGTTCATTTCTGCCCACGTTGGCGTTAGTTGGCGTTTGCCCTGGTAGCAGTGAACCGAGACGTGTTCCCAAGGAAGGCCATCTAGTCCAGCCCGCTTCCAATCGGAACCATCACTAGCAATGACCGCAAGCCGCCGAGAAGCGATTACCGGTGGTAAATCGAAAGCACCATTATTGCCATAGGTGAAATCACTCGCCAAAGGGCCGCGTTGGATTCGATACTTTTCAGGAACGTGAAACATATCTTGATTCAGGGAAAGGGAATTACAGTTTTGTTACCCAGGCTTCGATCTCCAGGTGGGAAACCGTAATCCCTCTCCCCTTTTTCCCCTCAGCTAGGAGAAGAGTTGTTAAAGTGCGCGACCCGCACGGTGTTTCCAACGCTTTCTGCAAGCTGGCCGTGCTAGTCCAGTGGCCCACAGCAACCAATTTAAAATTGCCGTGTTGGACGTGTGTACTTTCCCCGCGTTGTCGGGTACTCGCCTGTTATGACAAGGCCGCGCACATCCTTACATTCAATTTTCAAAAAGTGCGCGGCGGTCTTGGCCCCCGGCAAGCGGTCATGCTACCCAAGACTTCCCGTCCTCGTCGCGTGTCTCCACGCCGCCGCGCACATCTGTTCTGGCTGTCTATCAGACTGGATCATAAGTCGCTTCAAAGATGTCCGGTTTACAGGGATAACGCTCGCCACCGATCCCTGTGATAATCCAGTCCCCTGGTTGTACGTTGAGTGCTCGACCCTCTAACGTGTCGATGGAATATTCCATTGGGCCAGTGAAAACAGCGGTAGCAAAACCCGCGCTAGTAACTTCATCTGATGCCGGGGTTTGAGTTCCTTCAACACCTTCGGGCCACGGCTTTTTATCAGGCCAGAACTGTTCGGCTTCAATTACTACGGGCTTCTTTCTAAACTTACCCATTACTTCCCTTTCACCCGCCTTCTCTTGCGGGACAGCCAGGAACTTTAATTTTCAAGTGCGCAGGGCCGTTTGAAACCTTGAAACAGTGCTCAACCCAGCGATACGTAACTGGGCCACGACCCCGCGCACGCCTCCTTGAAATTCATTTCCTGCGAGGTCGGGCTTGACACCGACTAGGATACGTTGGCATCTCCTTCGTCCTTTCGGGCTGACTTTCGGCTATCGGCCACCGGTACGGCCCACGGCGCCAACCTATGACTAGGCGAAAGGAAGTCAAACACCCCACCCTGGCAAACTGCGGAGCGCATAAGACTGACCACTTTCTTGCGACCGAGCTTCAGGGTTAGCCTCTCCCCACCGATGAGCACTGTTGCCATACAACGCTTGTGTCGGTTTCTAGCCTCTCGCTCGCGTTTTCCTGTCCGGTTAGCCATCGTGTTTTAGCGGGTTACCTCGTACGCCTACTAATTGCAGCCGCCCGTCCTTCCGGGCTGCTCGCAGGAAACTTTTCAAAACCCCTAAGCAACAACTCAAACCGACCGCTTGTTTCGCTGCTATTCGATCTCGTCCTCTTCGTCTTTACGTTTGACAAATTCTGTCATCGCAGGAAGCAGTTCACGAAGATCAAAGTTACAAAACCGAACTAGAGACTTCCCATGACAATAGATACCTAAATCGCCGCCGCAAATTCGACACGGGATCTCCACCAGGGCGTATCCCAAATAGTCGTTTTTATATAACAGTGGGAATCCATCAAGTTTTTCTTCAGACATGACTGTTTCGCCAGAAGAAGGCTGTCGTCAATCTACCCTTACGAGTAAGACCACCCTGCAAAACTCTAGACTCTAACCTTCTCTTCCTTTGCCTCCGCTAATTTGTCAGAAACAAAGTTCAAGACTCGGATCTGATCTCTATGACTCAAGGGAAGTAAGGCGCCCATCACCTGAACAAATGCTCTGGTGATCGGATCGTTTAATGCCGTCTTGATCAGATCAGCTTCTCTGCGTGATTCAACGTCGATTGTGGTTTTCATAAGTCACCTCAGAAGGGAATCAGCTCATCAAGTTTCTCGGCGCCTGCCTTAATTACATCCTTCGGCAGTTTTTCAACCTCGGCCCACACCCGACTTCCGAAGTAGTCCTCAAGCATCTGCGCCCGAGCTGCCGGCGTTTTGGCTAATGCTCCAATGGTGCGCTTGATTCCTCTCAGCAGTTCTGTGGACGGGTTTGCTTCCTTTAACGGATCAACTACTTCCGCCTCGGCCGCTTCCGCCGCTGCTTCCGTGGTGGCTTCCGCCTGCGTCTCGGGGCCGTTTGCCTCCGGCGCATGCCCGTTGGCGCTAACTGCCTGCACCATTGGAATCACCACGTTGATCATCCGGTCGTAGAGAAACTCCTTCTGATCGTCAAAATTCCACTTACCATTAAACTTCTGGACCGGAGGTGGGCACTCGCCAGGATTCTCTTTGGTATATCTTTGCGGCACTGAAATACTGTGCTCGTCTGATTCGTTTTCTCGTTGCCCGACAAAGAATGCTGTTGACTCGGTTTTACTGTCGTACCAGGCCCGAAACTCCACTGGCTTGCTGTAATCAATGTTTTCCGCCAGCTTCATAAACCGACTGGCAGGTCGGGACTCAAACGGAAGGTCCAAAACACAACCCGTTCCATTGGCGTCCAAGTGAATCTTCCAGCCCATGTAGCGGGCGTCGTATCGATCAGCGGTGTCGTACCATTCGACCCGCTTGATCAGTGCTTCCACTGAGTTATAGGGTCGAATAAACTTAGTCGTGACTTCCCCGGTGCGGGGATTGGTTACGTCAATCGGTTTGAATTTCTCTTTTGGGGTTTTACTTTCCTGACAAATGCACCCATGTTTGATTGCCAGGAAAATGCCTCCTTCCCCCTTCTCTTGTAGTCCTCGCATTTTAGTTGTCTCCTTTGTAGTTTTGATATTGCGAGCAAAAGGCAGAAACCGGACAGTACCCCTGACACCTGATTCTCTGGCCTTCACGCTCAACAATGAAATGAGACTTGTCACCCCCCAGGATTCCGTCTAACCACTTTTCGGCAGTCTCTTTCGTAATAAACAACTTGACTGCCTTCTTGCGCCCCTTCCGCATTAATGCCCATTCACTTGGCCGTGCCCACATATCTTCATCGTTACAATCGGGCCAAACACCGGATTCTTCCGCCTGCTCGTGCAACCTTATTCGCTGCTCGAGAAATTCAGTTGCCCGCGTCGAGTCCCAAAGCTCAATTGGTACAACCTTTACCTGCTCCTGCGGATAGTCCGATTCTCTTAACGATTTGGCCCGCGACCAGTCCCGCCCAATGGCCACGACCTGAACCTGCTTAACGTTGTAGTTATTGCGTCTTAAAAGCTCGGCGTAACAATTAAGTTGTTTAGTCCACTCTGGTTTAACTTCTTTGTCTTTGAATTGGTAAATGCTGGTCAGTTTCCAGTCGGTTAGAATCTCACCATCAAGCACCAAATTGCTGAGGTCATACTTGCCCACTACCGTCCACCCCAAGATCTCCATTGTTAACTTTTCCTCAGCTACGTAGTCTTTTAATCCTTGGGCATTACGCTCTAAAACGCCGTGGAGCAAGGTTCCCAACAGTGCCCAAATCCGATCTGAGGCATCTTCAGTGAGTTCAGCTTCATGCTTGATCTTCAAAGCCCGAAGCTGCGGCGGCTGCAACAATTCGGTAATCCCAATCCGGCGAGCTACGTGCTCACGCAAGGGCCGCGTCACAGCCTTTACTAAAGGTTCAGGCAAATTTAGACGATTCGTTACCTGCATGTTTCCGGGTCTCCTAACAAAACCCCCTTACTCTCTTCCTCACACTCCAATTAGATCTTTACCTCACAAAGAATCTCTCTTTTCAACGCCCCCATCTTGTCCTCTTGCCTCTGAACCTCGCCAAAGAGAGCAACTAACCAGAGTCTTTCCCCTTCCCATTTGTTCGGTTCTACCGTTGCATGAAGCGCGTTCTTTGTGCAGATCTTCAACGGGCCGGAAATCTCTTGAACCATTCCAGAATAAGCTGCCTCTTTTGCTGAGCCGCCGTTACTTGGCTTGCCATCCTCACCCGATTTCCAATAACCAAACGATACTTCCGGATCGTCAAGCAAGTCTTTTACCCGCGGTTGAGACTGAAAAGACTTAAAAAGCGTTACCCAGTCGCCGTAGCCGTAGCCGTAGCCGTCGCCGTCGCCGTAGCCGGAGCCGTCGCCGTAGCCGGAGCCGTAGCCGTAGCCGTCGCCGTAGCCGTAGCCGTAGCCGTAGCCGGAGCCGGAGCCGGAGCCGGAGCCGTAGCCGTAGCCGTCGCCGTAGCCGTAGCCGTAGCCGGAGCCGGAGCCGTAGCCGGAGCCGGAGCCGTAGCCGGAGCCGTCGCCGTAGCCGGAGCCGTAGCCGTAGCCGTAGCCGGAGCCGTCGCCGTAGCCGTAGCCGTCAGCTTGAACCTCAGCCCAAGCAGGCAGGGAACCGTGAATTACTCTTGCTCCCATTTCTTGACTGCCTCGGGTACGACTTCGGTGATTGACGTAACGTCACGGAGTTCAATATCTGCCGGAGGGCCGATCTTGCAGCTTTTATTCGGCCCCTGAGACGCTAGCCCCATGAACCCGCGAAGATCAGCGCTCCAGTAAATACAGAGCCTTGCCCGCTTCAGGTGAATCGTTGAGCCTGACGTATCAGTGGCGTACCCAAAAAACACGCCCTTATGGACCGTGGTTACTAAAACAGGTCTGGCCCCATTCTTTGCACTCATGATTGCTCCTTACTCTCTTCCTCACACTCCAATTTCTTACTTTCCTCAAATCTCTCAATAGCTATGATCATTTCTGCTAGCTGGGCGTCCATTTGCAATAAGTCTTGCTTTATTAATGACTTGACTAAGGTGTTAAACTCTAAGTCACCCTCGAATAACTAAACTTTTTTCCGTCCCCGATTCAGGGACGGGAGTGTCCCTTTTAGGCTGCTTTACCTTCGGTGCGCTTCGCCTGACGCTTCCGTTTAGGGTCTTGGCCGACTTCGCGAACGGGAACGTTTAAATAACGAGCAAGGCGCTTGCGCACCTCTGGATAAACGAAAAACCAACGCCTGTGAATTACGCGCCCGAGTATCTCTGGCGTGGTGTTCCACTTGCGTGCTAAACCCGCAATAGAGTCGCCCCGCCTCATAATTTCCAGCTTTATGTCTAGTGCTGATAGTGGCATACTTGTCAGATTTAAATTGTGCCTGCTCTGGCAGGCTAACTAGCTTATCTTAATTGCACGTTACGTGCAAAGTCAAGCGTTATTTTCGTGCCCGCTAAATCCAAGGAAAAATCACCACTCGGCCGACCCGGCCAGGCCGCCGATCTGTCAACGCCTGGAGGTAGAGTGCGGCACGAACGCCTACAGCTTGGTTGGTCCGTGGTGAAGTTAGGCAGGGAAGTTGGCGTATCGCATCAAACGATTGTCAGGACCGAGTTGGGGCAAACCGAACCAGACAAAACTACTTGGATTCGTTTAGCCCAAGTGCTTAAAAGCGATTTTGGAATAGGATGGCTAAAGGCTTACATTCCCGTTGAGAAAGAAGTGTCCATTCCAATTACGGCGAAAGTCGCGGCCGGCGACGCCGTTGAATTTTTCCTGAAAGGTGAAGACGAAGACTCAATAACGGTTGATGCCAGGATGATCCGTAAAAGGGGCGATCACTTTGCACTTCGTGTTACAGGGAATAGCATGACGGGAGCTGCCGTTTTAACCGGCGACATTATAATTGTTCGTAATGTCCCGAAAACCTATAAGCCAGGCCCAAACGAACTAATCGTGGCGGACATCGTTGGCGAAGGAATAACGCTGAAACGCTGGAGAGAGAAGGGCAACGAAAGAGTACTGCTACCCTCTACGGAGGGTTATCCTGAGATCAAAAGACCTGCGCACAGGATTAAGCCAGTCGCCGTCTTAGTGGGAGTCATTAGAATCGTTGAGTAACTTATCGAACGTTAGCTGATCTGGATCACATTTCGCCGCGCTCAGCATTTCTCTCATGTGTTGTTCGACTGCCTGCCTATCTACTTCCTGAGCTTCAAACAATTCTGCTGCCTCAGTTTGGCAATTAGCCTTAATGACCTGGATAGCAATCTTCGCGGCTTCATATGCAGGCAATAAGAACCCCTGACTTGTCTTTAGTCTGTTTTCCCGTATCGGGTAACGTCCCTTATCTCTCATAAGCCGTAACACGCTGACCGGCAAGCGATAGATGATGTTGTAATTCCCAATCACGTACTCGTAGCAGTCTCGACAAATTCCCGAATCGATATATTTAAGGTTCTTCGGATTCGTCTTCTCCGCTACCTCAATCCACAAGTTACCCGTAGTCGCTAACTTATCATCAAACTTTATTTCCATTTTCGCTTTGTTCTCGCCCTTGTGAAGCTGAAACAACCGACTGGAATAGGCTACGGTGTTAATACCATGTCGGCTTAGTAGTTCGTAAACAAAGTCTTGAAATACAAGACCACGCTCAAGCTGTTTCTCGTAATAAGGCGTCATCATTTCCGTATGCTTCCCACTTACCTACCTTGCGCCTTGCAAATAATTCCAGTCTTCGCCCGTGTGGATATAGATGATCGATCATTTCTCTGAATTCATCGGGCTTTGCTGAGTGCTCACCCCGCTCAATTGTCTGGACGCTATCAAATAGCTTCGGTACATCGGGGATACAGCTCCCCCGCGTACATACCAACAAGAATTCATGCCGGACCGAGTTGTAGTGGCCTAGGTTGTGTTTCACCTTGTCCCAAACGAAGGAAGTCTTGTATTGGAAACCCCACGCCTTAATGACTGGTTGACATTCAAAAAGCAGGGGAGAAGTAACCCACAGAAAAAGAACCGCGTTATCCTCGATCCAATCCTGGACAGGGAGATCGCACAGTTCCGTAATGCTCATCGTTGGGTAATGCGCAGTTGCGCCAGTTGTACCTTCCAGCCCATCTCGAGTGTCACCGTACTTCCAGGGTGGATCAGCATATAAAACACGGTACTTACCCTTGGGCGAGGCAGCGAGGCCCTTGGCGGCATCCTCTCGTCTTTTCTCACGTTGAATCCGCGTGTAGGCTGCATTGATGGTGGTTTCGCCACTTCTGAGCTGGGCCTTAACGTCCTCGGGGGCGTGTTGTGCTATCACCTTGGCTTTATCGATGGTGTCGTGTGAGACCCCAGCAACCCTCGCTACTTCTTCACGGGTTTTACTAGCTTGTGCAGAATTCTGCACAACCTTTATACGTCCACCTTCTCTTTGACGCTCTTTTGCCTGTTGCGCGATTAAGGGTTCTAGCTTTAAGGCTAGTTCTGCCCGTACAAATGGCGCTAGGTTCCGGCGACCGAATTGATTGGTGATCACCCAGGCTTTAGCCGCATTCCGATCTGGCAGAGAGACCGTAACTGTTTCAAATGGGATTTGGTGACGGCCACATATTTCTTGGCGATGATGGCCATCTAATAAGATCCCTTTCTCTTTCCAGATAACCAGAGGATCCCGGCAACCCTCCCTTTTCAGGTTTTCTTCCAGTTGTGAGAGTTCGCCTTCAGATAGAGGCGGGATTAGCTTCCGCAGGCCTTCGTCAACGTAAAACTCCATATTTAGCCCCAATAGCAAAGGCCTCTACTTTCTGCGCCTAACCGCGTCCTGTAGAAGCCCTGCTTGCGAGATATTCGGTTTTGCACGAGATGTCGTGTTAGGCCTGAACATCCCGCTTTCCTTAGGAATCTAGGCGATTCCCAAGATTTATTTTGGCGGGTGAAATAGTACTTGACTTTGCACGTCACGTGCAAATATAATTCAACTGTGCCTGATCAGGCAGGAACGTAAATCAGGCGGATATGGCAGGATTGAAAGTTTTGGTTAGAGGTCAGATTGGAGAAGCGTGTGATTGCGGCGGCGGCTGCCACGCCGCCGCGGTTTTACCGATCCTGAAAGATGTACCACTGGTCTCAGAAACGTACACAGGTTAAAGCGATTTGAAAATTTATTTTTGCCGCGGCACTTCCGGTGGGAAGGGAGAGAGAGATGACCAGCCAGACATTTTCACAGAGGGTGATTCAGAAAGCCTTGAGTGAAAAGCCCTGGGTAACGAAGAAGGGGCCGAACACCTACCGCGTCACCCCGCGCACTGCGTCTCATGGAAAGTATGAGTGCAAAGTTGTTTGGCGCGGAATTGAGCCTGAGATTGTTTCGTGCGTGGACGTAAGAACTGGGCGGATCTGTGAAGGATTCTATTGGACTCGGGGAAGTTGCTACCACGCCGGATCGCTGCTCATTCATTTACTGAAGAGAGAGGGGAAGTTAGCAGCATGAAATACGATCCCGATCATAATCGCTGGATCTTCACGTTTGGCTTCGGCCACGTTCATCCAGAAACCGGTGCAAGTCTAAAGAACCATTACGTGGTGTTGAACGGCTCCTACGAAGCAGCTCGCGTACAAATGAATGCTCTCTTTGGCCAACGGTGGGCAATGCAATACCACGACGAGAAAGAGGCTGGCGTTGAAAAGTGGGGCCTGCAGGAATTGGAGGTAGCATGAGCACTCTAGAAGAACTAATAGAACTCGACCCCCTGACCAGTGATGAATGCACTTGCGAGCAATGCGGCGCTCCGCTGGAACCCGATGGCTGTCCTGATCCTGAGTGTCAAAGATTCTCAGAAGAGGAATACCAGGATCGGATGCTCAGCGAAGCTCAAAGACTTGGTTTTAGATAGATTGTAAAGGAGGGGAATTATGGGAACAGAGAATGAAGTCTTACTAGCTAAGGACATTAACAGACTTGCTGGTGCGACTGATGACGCAGTAACCCTGCTGGCGAGAGCTATTCTGGAATTAGCAGACTCTGACTCTGACGATATTGGTGTGACACTTAGAACTCGTGCGGCACTCGAACGATTAGCAGAAAGTAAAGAACAATGAACCCAACAGTTAATGATCTTTTGCAGCATCGTTTACGCCGATCAATTGAGATCGCCAGCCGGCCCAAACCTCTCACTTCTCGCCGGTGGGATGAGATCGTCGCTCCTTACGAAGAATTCCAGATCTTCCTTGCCGATCCCGACTATCGCGTAGGACTCAACAATGATCATGAGCTGCAAGGGATTGCTCGCGTAGAGGAGATCTCCCAACTGGTCGAGTGCGCGGAATGTGGTGGAGAAGGAACCTATGAAGTGGAAGTGAGAAAGGGCATCATGTCTCATTCGCTGAACCAGGTCTTTGAAGAGATAGAGTGCAAGGTGTGTGAAGGATCGGGGAAGGTAAGTATGCCGACGCTGGTGTTAGTGAGGCAGAAATGAATACAGAAGAAACAACACCAGAGCGCGGTGCCAATTGTCCTGAAAAGCCGGAAAAACTGCTCGGGCAACCCATAGGCCAGTACCACTGCCCAAGTTGCGGAATGATGATCGTCGCTGGAATACCGCATCCAGAACCAACTGTAGACAATCCTGATTATGTACTGCTGGAAGCACTCAACTGGTGAAGAAGCAAGATTAATGAACATAGCTAGCCGCTATTGTGAACCGCGCCGTACGGTAGAACAGAAACGAGAGAAGGATCACGCCTAATAAAGAGCGGAAATGGACAATGAACTGGAGACACAATACGCAAGCAGGGAGGCCGTATCTCAATTGCGCAGGTGGTGCCCGACAGCCAAGACTCATCAAGACACAGATGATCCCTGGTGCGGCTGGCTGGATTGCTGCGGGCAGCCCCATCGATTAAGGCTCCGCCGGATGCTCGTTTGTTCTATTTGTCAGCAGGCATGTTTTAAGCAAGCGGAGTTTAGGGACCATGAGTGTTTCTCGGCTTACTAAAGCGTGGAGAAGTGAATGAAAGACTTTCTCGGAGCCTTACTTTGTTTTCTTGTCCCGATACTCTGGTTCTTATTTCTTGAGGCTTTGATGAATCCATGAAAAGCGCATATCCAGATCTAGCCGTCACCATCTTGTTAAGTTACTCTCAGGCCATTGAACTCCTCCAATCTTTAGAGCAGATGCCTGACCCTATTGATGTTCGTCTCTCTGCGATAGTGCGAGACGCGATTAAAACCGCAGAAGCAGAAGAAGAAGAGACTCGCCGCGAGCGATTCCGATACTCTCGATGATTCGCCCTACCCAAACAAAGCCTCGGCAGCGAAACGGCGTCAACCAAGTCGGTCGGCGCACCAAGACTTGGCGCGAGGTATGGTCGTGGCTAAAGCCGCGGCTAGAACGAGCGGGGCGCGCAGGATGCGAGTTCAGATCGGTATTACCTCATGGAGAGTGTTGGGGGCCGATAGATCCTTGCCATTCCAAGAAACGAGCCAAGATGCAGGGAAACGATGTTTACATGATCGCCCTAGGATGCCGCAAGATCCATGACCAGTTGGATCTGAAATTGAGTCACGAACAAATGGAGAAAGTCGTGTTAACCGCGATACGCAAGGCTGGCGGGCCAATTCTCCCACCGCCGGAGGAAGGGAAGTGAACTCACTTACTAAAGAAGAACTAAAAGAGTTGAAGGAGAAAGCGAGCAAGGCAACGCCTGTTTTCTTGCCAGTGATACGAACTTCCCTCCTTAATATTGATCCAGAAGTCTTAGCATGCGTCGAGCCTCTGCCTAATCCAATAACTAAAGAACAACTCACGTTTATTGAAGCGGCTCAGCCCTCCACCGTCCTGAGACTTATAGAGATGGTGGAGTGGCTGCAAGAATCAACTATCAAGTTAGAGTTAGAGCTGGCTGGGCTACGAGTAAAACCTATTGTTGACGCAGAAAGGTAGGGCGAGAATCTCGATAAAATAATGGACATCCGGTTAAAAGGAAAAAGCTAATGGGACTTGATCAAGCAGAAACATTTCAGTGGATGCGTCATCGTATTCTGAAACTTGAGGAGTTGCTGAAGAACGAATCCAAACTAGCGGGCGAGTGGGAGTTACGATGGGATGAATCTCAGCGGCAACTACTGGAGTTGCAGGCAGAGAGGCTGGAATTCTTAAACCAAATATCAGTTATTGCTGTAGCCCTGGAGAATGAATTAGATAGTAGCGATGGGCCGACAGAAGTTCTGGCTAAGCTACCTATACTATTCAGAGAAACCCGTAAAGACGCAGTAAAAGCCTTCCGCGCCCGCTTATTGGCGCTGCAGCAGGAGAATGAAACAATAAAAGCTAATGCTGTAAGGGTGGCATTGGGAACACCTTGTCTTGAGCACATCGGTATCAATGCTCCGTCATTTGAACAAATAACTGAATGGTCAGGGCGTTGCCTCCCATGCTTAATAAAAAGTGTAGAAGCCTTCCGCGCCCGCTGTCTGGCGAAAATTGACGCAATTGATTTTAATCGTACTTCCATGGAAGTATCAATTGATCGCGTAATGGACTTAATTGAATCCCTCCCCGCTGAGGTAGAGAAGGATGGGGACTGAACCAAAGATTTCATCCGTTAAATTCCCGCGACAAGGAAAGTTCTTAGGAAAACCCGTCCGGGTGTGTTTTCACTACGATACGTCACATTCCATCACGGGCCGCGTCGTGAGAGACGATGCAGATGCGCCAGGGCTAATGATTATTCGATTAGACAACGGCTCCTATGTGCTATCTACAGAGTGTCAGTATCAACTGATTAAAGAGCCTCAATGAAACCATTTCTTCTAATCCTTCTCTTAACCCTCCCGCTTCAGGCTGATCCTGTCTTTCAAGATCCCCCGGGAGTGATCGTTACGAGCTTCCTCTGCGGTCTAAAGATCGGCAGTCTCCGCGCCGCTAGGGTAATTGTTTTATGATTCTCCAACAGACTATTGTTGATCTCTTTAGTACTCAGGCTCAGATTATTGAGTTACTGGAAAGGGTGTTACTTGTCTTGGCGGCAGCAAGCACAATTATGGTGTGTGGCATACTGATTCTATTTCTTGAACTGCGAAAGATTTGGCGCGAGTTGCAGAAACGGAAATGAGCAAATGCTAATTACTTTCTGGTTAATCCTCTCTTTACTTTCCTTCTCAGTGAGAGGGAAGGAGCCACCACCACCTATCGATCCTCCTAAGCCCTGTCATAGACGGATCGTCAAACAAGTTAAGCCTAACTTTATTCTCTGTGCGGAGTGAAACAATGATCGATCAGAATCGCTTCCTCTCGTTGTATGACACAACGAAACCACTAACGCGGGAAGACTTAGAAGCCTTGATCGCTTTTGGTAAAACGTACACTGAAGGCTTGGGCTCGGGTCAACTGGTTATTGAGCGGGCAAGAGTAGAAGAATTAAGAGCAGAGCTATTGAGTATTTCTCTGGAAGGTTAATGACAGTGAATTTATTCAATTTGGTGGCTGGCTTTGTATTTATCTTCGGTGGAGCAATCATGATCGCCGTTGGTTTTTACCTGCTCTCTAAGGTCTGACGTACTCAAATTCCGCCCACGCTCCTGACAGATGATTCTTCATCCGACATCTCTTTAACCAAAGTCTATTCAATACTTCATTCTGGCGTGCTTCACCCGAGGGCCACGACACTCTATTGTCCCTCCCATTATCTCCACACCAGAAAGGTGTAGGACTCGGAACGGGCGTAGGGGTTGGCGTCGGCGTCGGACTCGCCTGAGTGACTGTAAAGCTTATTGACAGAGATGGGCCGGAGTTCGGCACGGCAAGCAAAGTATGATTCCCTATTGCGGGCGTCCAGGGATCGTAGTCTCCGTTCTGGTCTCCTGCCAGGGCGTAAGGCGCCGCAAGTTCAGTGCGGATCACCTGCCCATTCAATGAGAATTGGACGCTGGAAACTCCTGAACCTACATTTGCCCTCACATTCAAGTTCTGACTTGGGAGAATTGAGAGGTTAATCACGCTCCCATCCGTTAAGACCGAAAGATCCTGGTCGGTATCAGCGTTCACCAGAGTGAAGCTTAAGACCCCGGTGGAGGTAGAAGGCAAAGGGGCAGGGCTGGGCGTAGGAGCTATGGTAGGAGTGGGTGAGGGCGTTGGGCTGGGGTCAGGAAGCTCTAAAACCCTTCCTAAATCTAATCCGTCTGTTCCTTGTCCTTTGTACGGACTTGAGGGGGAAAGCAAATAATTTACTTGATCAGCAAACCCTACCTGAGAAATGTTAGCTGGACAGAAGTTGCCTGGGGGATAATAAGCACAATCTTCACCGATAAAGACATTTTTCTGAACCACGCTACTCGGAAAGTAACGATTGATCGCTGCCGTGCCGCTTCCCACATCGTCACCAATAAACCCATATGCTCCTTTTTGAACGATGTTATTACTGAATCGGAAATTAGCTGAGGCTGCCCCGTAGGCAGTCATAGTGTTTCCACTATTTGCGGCTGAGGTATTGTGATCAATTGTCAGATTCGCCACGGGCCCGCCTACCTGAAAAAGAGGCCCATCACCCATTTGCAAAAACAGATTATTTCTGACTAAGATGTTTTGTTGTTGCTGGCTAGGACCATACTCATCCAGCCCCAGAAAGTTCATTCCTCCCTGCGAATTCTTAATCACATTATTAATGAATTGAACATCTCTCACGGTCGCCCAGGGATTGGCTCCATCATTCCCTCGCGGAGTAAAAACAATTCCAAATCCAACCTGTGCGTGTGCCCAGCAGTTCTCAAATAAATTTCCATCAACCAAGACTCGCTGAGCATTCTTTAACTCAAAAAGATTCTTTACTGTCCAGGCATTTCCAGCATAGGTCGGATGCCCGATCTGCCAGCTTAACGGTTTGAAGAAATGGTTGTTTATGATCTCAATGTCTGAAGGGATTAGGTTGGGAATGGCCGCTTCGGCCCCACCAAACATCACGTTTTCCCCCGCGGCCTCCAGATAATTGTTCACAATAGAGAAGGGGCCCGGGCCGTTCCAGCCTCCAATTGCCTGGGTGTCGGCACCCAGCCAGTGAACTTGAGAGATATAAGAATTAATAACCGTTGAGTGGGCCGAGTTCGCCGCGATCCCTCTTTGGACGTTCTTATTTGTGCCGTGGACGTAACAGCGATCTATCGTGATGTGATGCGGGACTTGAGAGAGTGTGTTCTGAGCGTTCGAACCATCTCCCAGTAAAATGATGCCGTAATTTTCCGTTGCCGGGTCTGCAATTATTTCTATCCCTACGAAATTCCAGTAGCTTGAGCCGGGAAGGGTTTTAATCGCTGGTTCTGTGTTTAGAGTGCGGATCTTCGGCATCAAAGGAGCGTGCTGAGGGCCAATTCGACCGACAGGCAACTCACTCGCCCGCGAACTCCTGATGGTGATGTACTCACTTCCATTTTTCACCGGGAGAGTAAAGTTTCCGGTGAATATTGCTCCTGCCTGGAGGTTAATCGTATCGCCAGGGCGAGCCGCGTCCAACGCGGCCTGTAGGTTCCCGCCCATAGACACAACAATAGTTTGCTGTGAATAGGACCATACGGACCACACGGGCAATATAAATGGTATAATTAGAAGGCCGCTAGAACGCGCCAGCGTTCTGAACGGCCTTTGGCACAATCTATCTATCACGGAGATTAGATCATGCTTAAATTCAATCCTAATCCGCCTAAACTTACCGATCAAGAGATAAAACGCTTTTGGAGTTATATAGATCAATCTCCGGGCCAAGGTCCGAAGGGAGAATGCTGGCAATGGAAACGCGCTAAAACGTCGATGGGCTATGGGAACTTTCAAGCGCAATCTCGCCAGTACATTGCTCATCGTTTGGCATTCTTTCTGGTGACGGGTCGTTGGGGCGCTATATGTATATGCCACCATTGCGATAACCCATGTTGCTGCAATCCAAAGCATCTATTTCCAGGCACAGTGAAAGACAATGTCCGAGACATGTACCTTAAAGGGAGAGCCCCAATCGGTGATGCACATCCTTGGCGTAGAAGACCTGAGCTCGTTCTGCGTGGGGAAGCATTTCTGGCTCGTTTCCCTAATTGGATTAAGAGAGGGGAAACTAATTACCACGCCAAATTGACTAATGATCAAGTAAAAGAAATACGAAGACTTTACAAGGCGGGTACATGTCGCCAAGCCGAACTCGCAAGGCAATATTCCGTTAGTAAACAGACGATATGGGTGATCATTCATGAAAAAAGATGGAAAAGCGTTCTTTAAAACCTCTATAATTAAAGAAGGCCCGCTAGACCCACTTTGATTGACGTTAATTGTCTGTGGAGACTGAGAAAGCAGCAGCGGAAAGAGCAGGGGAAGGAGCATGAAAAGGCGGACCTTCATGCTCTGAGACTAGCAAAGAACCGTGCTTTAAGTTCTTAAAGATCTCTGACTCGCGAAATTGCCAATTCTTTGAATAACAATCGCCCTTCTTGTAAAAGAGCCTGTTTTAATTGATTTAGATTAGAGGCACTCTGCACTGCTTGAGCATAGTTCTGCCAGAGCTGCCTGAAGTCCGGGGGTGCACTGGGCGGAACACGTACATGTTGATTTACCACTACCTGGATTGCGGACTCATCGGCCTCATCAGGAACGAAAAGACGAATTAGAAGATCTTTCCCTTCGACGCGCATTTGGGGTACACCGTTAATCGGTGCTAATACTGGGAGAGCGGTTAGCAGCTCATCATGGAGCCGAGATAGATCGTTTGGTTTATTGAATTCTAGTTGTTTCAATTTCCCAGTCTTACCATCCCAAACAACGTAGCATAAGATCCGGCCGCTTCCACATTCAATGATCCGCCTGAGTCCTGATACACCGCCGAGTCTACCCAATCATCTACAGACATTTGACGGAACCCGTAGGTTACTTGCACATATTGTGAGCCAGCGTTAACAGAGAACCCTCGATAGGCGCTCCCAGTGTCTCGAATGATAGCTTGGCGCTGGCCGAGAAGGTCAAAAGCCCATTGCACCACTAAAAAGATGAAGTAAAACCCTGCGGTCTTACAGGTTAGCCGCCCGTTATTTGTGGCCGTGTCATGTATGGCGTCATTGTCTTGATCCTCAGTGTCAAACGAGAGAGCAGTGAGCGTGGCGTTGTTAATGGATTGGTTGGCGCTATGGCGCACCACGGCTTTCGGCGCATTGGGAAGATCGGCTATCGCGGCAATCGACAACACTCCGGTGGAGGTTGTGTTTTTAAGAATACCTGTTGTTAATGCCCCCAGTGCCTGTTCATTCGTCAGCGTGGCATCGGCAGTCTGCACAATGTAAGTCGCCCCCACTGGCGCCCCACCACCGCCTCCCATCCCGCGCTGAGTAAAGTAATTTGTGCCGTTTGAGAAAATCCTAACGCCTTGATGTTGGGTTAGCACCAGGGAGCTGGCCCCATCTATCGTGGATGTTGTGGGGGTAATTGTGGCGGCGCCAGCCCCACGATTCTCAACTTCTGTGTACCAGTTAGAAGGGAAACTCGCCCCTGCCTGGGGAAGGGTAACAGCAACCGAAGAGGCATTGGATAATGTGACCAGCTTGGCGCGATCTCCAGTGGCTATCGTATAAGAGGTGCCAGTCTGAGAATTCACCAAGGCTGGAACCAAATAACCAAACTGCTCCCACGTTCCCGGACTCCCGGCGGTTACACAAACCCAGCCAATATACCCTCCAGTAACAGGCGCGGAATTGAAAACCACATCACCGATAGCCCATGTGCCCGAGCTGGGAGCTGCTGAACCTGTTTCATATTTCTTTCTCGTGCCCCCCAGTCCCCAGAAGAAGCCCCGCGGAAACCATAAATGCCCCCCACCCTCGGCAGCCTGGCTTCCTGAGTAACCAAGGAAAGCAAATGAACTTGAGCCAGCATATTGCCAGTGCCACCAACCTGTCTGAAGTGTGTTGTAAACCTGCATCAACGATGGCGAAGGCCAGGTTACATCGTCCGCCGACCCCAGACCAAAGCCGCCCCGTGTCCCCGATTGACCCACATAGGCTTCGACCGTATTCGCTCCATCAACATCGGTGATCAGCTTCCCACCGACGGTCATTCGCGACCTGATGGGGGTCGTTAGACCGCCTCCCGTGCTTCCCCGCAAATACAGAGCATTTGAAGCATTGTCCACGTCTGCTCCGAGGTCTCCGCCAATCACCGTGGAGTATTGACCGAAGATAGCTGAAGCCTGGTCGCCCTCAGTGTAATTACCCGAAAACACATTTGCGGCTATAACAGAGTTCGCCCAGATCGATCCGGCACTTGAAGAGCAATGGTTCTGAACGTAATTGTTTCCTAAAAATCCATCTTCAAAGTAAGACCATGAACCACTAAAGGAAACGTCCATGTTCATGAACAAGCAACTATTGGCGTTGTTCCCCTTGGTGTAGAGTCCATGCCCTTCGTTATAATAAAACGAGCCCCCTACTACTTTAGAATTATTCGCGTTATTTTCATTTCCATCTCTTCCAAGTAACGAAGTGTCGATGTTGATCCCATTCCCTGAGCAACCATCCACGGTTACGTTCTCTATGCGGCAACTATTGGCCCAGATTGAGATCCCATGATATTGATTCACCCGATACTCAGCATTTGTCAGCGTCCCGGGCCGGACCGTAAAAGCCTTCGCCGTTTGAGTGCCCGCCGAACTCGTTAATACTAATTCCGATCCATGGGTAATTGAGGAGATTGTGTAATCCGTGCCGTTGATATTCATCACCCAGCCGGCCACCAGATAATCAAACACCACTCCCGCTAATCGAGTCACCGTCGTGCCGCTGGTGGAGCACACCCCTTTCCATTGCTGAATGGTTAAGGAAGTTTTTGAGGCTACACTTTCAACCACCCAGGACAAGCGGCCGGGAGTCGCGATTCCGCCGATCTTGATGGTCGTGCCTCGCGGCCAGCGAGTATTAAAGAGAGGGCCGGAAAATGTTACGCCTGTCTGATTTCCCGGTGAGGTTTTTAGGATCAGTTGAGTGTCAGAATTCATATAATTCAACTCATAATCCACTCCATTGATCCTTAACCACTGGCCGTTGACCCAGGCTTCATCAAACTTTGTCCCTGAAGCCCAATTAACGGTGTTCCCAGTCGAAGAGGTGTTGACCGTTCCCGACCACACCGCTGATTTCCATGTTACTGTCGTTCCTGAAACATCCAGTTCACCCTGCTTGGGAGCCAGTCCGCGTGTGCCAGTCTGAGCTTCTTTCAGCGCCAGGTTTTTCACAATTGACCAGTCACCTGACTTATAACCAGGAGAAGAAGTCGCGTCAACGTGGGTGTTATAACGGTGAAGCACGATCCCACGCTGCCCCCGGGCAAAATATAGACGGCTAGCAGCAAACCATCCCGCCCCTTGTTTACCTTCAATTATTACCTCACGCAAAATATCCCACGTCTTTGATGAGTAATAATTTCCCGCCAGAAAGTGGATGATTCCTCCCCGAGTATAGGGATAGTGATTAAAACTCTCTCCACCCATCTCCATCGAGTAAATAACCGCTCTCAGAGCCGGATAATTATCAGTCCCGGTGTCGGTAGATTGAACATAATCATTTTTGGCTCCCCACCAACCAACATGAAAGGTTGCGGGATAGCTTTTAGTAAATTTGACAGGATGAGAAGTGGCGGACAGGGCTGTGCCTTTGAAGATCTGCAAACCAGGAGCTGCTTCGATTCGGTCTCCCCATTCAATAGTTAATAGGTTCCCCGAAGAAACATCAAATGCCCCAGGTTCCACGAAGAGTAGACGCGAGATCGTGGCAGGCAAGGTAATGTTCGACGTAATAGGGATCGAACTGTCTACTAAGAGCGTGACCTGCTCTGAACCTATCGCGTTTGACAGGGCAGTCCACGTACTAAACGCTGAACTCTTAACAATATTTCCCGCCGCTAGATACTTCCCCACTTAATCCCAAAGCCTCCATCTTGCTGTGGTGTTGTCGTAAATCATGGTCGCTGTTTCGTTCGGGAATAAATAAACCTTCACTCCCGTTCCCGTGATCAATCTGTTCGCCGCGGAACTCGCTGAATCTTCGTTCGTTAAAACGATAGTGAATGATCCGGTATTAATCAACCGCTTTTCTTCTCCGTCTGAGCCGGCTGCAAATCCAGTGATATTTCTATTCGCGTCTGAAGAGAGTCGAAAGTTTAATCCTGCCCCCAATGAATAATTGTTTTGATTGGAAGTGATCTGGGGCTTGGTAACATAGGCCCCAACAATAGTCTCCGCTTGAGAACTGCCCGTAGCGTTGAGCGTGGTTCCGCTCATTGACAGGTTCGTGCCTAAAGTAAGCTCCTGCGGATCACCTGAGCCTGAATCTCCTCGACCCAGAAGCTTCGAAGCGGCAGAAACGTTCTGCATCTTGGCGTAGGTCACCGCATCGTTAGCGATAGTCTGTGCAGTACCTCCAGCTGACTTCGTTACGTCTCCAGTAAACGCAGAAGTCTGGATTCCGCCCGACCCGGTAAATTCCACTCCACCTCCGACAGTTAATTGTTCCGGATCACCTGAACCCGTAGTGTCTCTACCAAGTAATCGATCTGAAGTAATGTCTTGGAGTTTCGCCAGGGTAACTGCGTTGTTGGCTATGGTGAAAGAACTTCCTGACTGTGTGAGGTCCCCACCAACCGTGATCTCTTCCACGTCGCCCGCGCCTGCGGTGGCGCGGCCAAGAATTCTATTCGTAGCGGAGACGTTTTGAATCTTTGCATACGTAACCGCATCATTGGCTATCGTTGTGGAGTTGCTTCCAGCTGAGGCCGTCACATCTCCGGTCAAAGCGGATCGTTGAATCCCACCTGCTCCGCTGAATTCCACTCCTCCGCCAACCGTCAACTCTTCCACATCGCCTGTGGCCGCGGTATCCCTGCCTAACAGTCGATCTGTGGCGATGTTCTGCATTTTCGCAAACGTCACAGCATCGTTCGCAATGGTTTGGGCGGTGCCCCCCGCACTTTTAGTCACGTCACCAGTGAAAGCCGAAGTTTGTATTCCGCCACCTCCGGTAAACTCCACGCCTCCAGAGACGGTTAATTCTTCTGCGGCTCCAGCCCCAGTCGTATCCCTTCCTAAAAGTCGATCAGTAGCGGAAAGCTTTAAGGAGCCGGCGCCTATATCGACTAGAGTATTCAGATCGCCATCAATAGTCTTATTCGTTAGTGTCTGGGTATCTGTATCTCCCACTATCGCCCCGGAAGGTGCGGCAACCGTTGAATAAACCCCACTAGCAGTCTTGACGATCCCTGAGCCGGTGGCCCGTTTAAGCAACTTTCCAGAGGTATCAGCAAACAACACTAATTCATCAACTACGGACGTTGCAGTATTGCTCGCGACATCTCCGCCTGTTGGGATGGCTTCGATCTCTGGAATCAGAGTTGAATTTAAATAGGCGGCAACCTCTGGGTATGCCTGATTGAATTTAGTTAATGTAGTCATAGCAGAGATGGTGTCGTGACATCAGTTGGCAGCCCGTCAACGCCTGGATACCTCCCGATTTGATAGATCCTCAAATTTAAAAGTCCCTGTCTCGGAGCCACTACCACATCGGCGCCATTAGAGGTGATATTCACTGCCGCCCCGCCCTGCGTGGCTGCTACTTTAAAAGTATTGGACGTTTGATCACGCACCCAATAAACCGCGCCCGCAGTTAAACCCCCGGGCAGAGTGTTGGCATCAATCCAAATCGCGGTGTCGTTGGCTAATCCATGAGCCGTAGCGGTAAATACATCTGTCCCTGAATCCACCGTCACAGCGATCTTGAAATCCTCGATCTGCTGTTTCTTGGAATAGATGGTCGTGGGAATTACGCCTGCCCCAGAGATTACATTTCTGATGATGACATTGGAACTGGCTTTCATCCCAAGTGAGAGAGGGAAAGGAAATCCCAGGAGCGGGGCCGAGATCGTTACATAGGGCTTGTCACCAAACCCTGCAGGCCGGGGCGTATAAACACGATATTCTGTTCCAGCGAGCGCAATCGTGTATCTCGGCCCCGGCCGCCCTGCATCCTCAGGGTCTGAGTCCTGAATGTGAATAGATCCAAACCCGGGATCTACGTTGTCCCGAGTAGCGATCAATCGACCGTGGTTATAGAAAACTTCTTTCACGGTTCCCGCTCGGGTTCCTGCTTCCCACTTTACCCAAACCGGTGTATTGGAAGGATTGTCATATCCAAACACCCATGTAGGACTTCCATTGAGTAAGCTGTCACTGTCAACCAGGCCAGCAAACGTACTATTCCCCAGACCCGTCACCCCGCCATCGGAGCCTGACCAATGAATCCCAAAATCAAACCGCGTCCAGGTCTGATCAATAAACTCTGAAGACGCGGCAGTGGCCGGTCCCATCAGATTATTCCGATTTAAAACACTTGTTTTCTTATATGTCGCCATTTAACTGATCTGTGGCTCGCCCTGCGACACTCTCAGCAAGACTGCATGCGACGTTCCTGAAGTGATTGGAAGAATCCGTTTCCGGTTGGCTGGATTCGACCTATCAGTATCTTTCCAGATTTCAACTGCATAGTCCTCGGGAACTTCGCTTGGTCTTGGGTCTCCAATGAACTGAATCATAAAGTCAGCACTTGCGTCTCGATTAACTACAATCCCCATCACCTTGCGGGCTCTTAACGTGTTTCCAGTCCAGACGTTCGTAATAGTCGCAGCATCTCCCTGAGACTGGCCCACTGTCACTGCTCGGTAGTCAATCGAATCATTCACATCCTCGACCAGCATCGGCACGGCTTTAATCGCCTCATTTACAAAAGCAAACCGCTGCGTTGCCGCTACGCTGGAGGTTAAATGGTCTGTCCCTCTCTGACCTGTTCTCAAGACGGTTAGATCCCAACGATTCGGGAAGCCCGAGACTTGAGTCGCAGTCATGAAGTTAAAAACCATATTCCCGGCCACTGCCAAATTCTCCCCGGCCAAGAGATCGGCTTTTGTGATACTCACCAACGTGGCGGCCGTCCCATAAAGATCGACCGTGATCTTTCCTACATTCAGATAATGGCTCCCTGTCCCATTGGTCGTAAGGTTGATTGCAGAACCCCCCAGTGTTGCTGCTAACTTAAACGTGTTTGTGGTGCGATCTCGGACGTAATAAGTCGTTCCCGCTACCAATGGACTCGGCAACCCACCTCCGGTATTCTGAGGCACCACCGCATCATCATTCTGCAGTTCATGAGCCGTGCTGGTGCAAACATCTGTAGATGCATCAGCAGTAAAGGGAATATCCACTACTGCCGGATTGGGATGAAGATCCGAGACAGAAACAATCGTCCCCACCGTGGCTGGGACGGTAAAGCTTTCAAAGAACTCGTACTCATCCCGTCTCTTTCCGTAGAGAATAAACCCAGTCCACGTTTGATTATCTCCAGTTCGCGGCACTCCCCCGGCGTACCTGATTACCCCGTTGTTGATCGTCTCGTCTCCATCTCTAAGTAAAGGCGTGTCAAATAACTGAAGCACAGTCGAAGCCGGGACTTGTTGAGACGGAGGACCGCCTGGTGGAAACACTCCGGTTGCAGGTTGAGTAAACACTGCTGGTTCCAGAGCAATGCCCTCACACTCCAAGATCCCCACCCCTCCGGTGATCGAAGTCAATCTCATTACATGCGAAAACCCTTCGGCCCGGTTGATCGTGAGCTTGTATCCCGGATGAAGATAAAGATAGGTCCAAGGCAAGGTGAATTTATAAACTGCTCCACCAACGTAATCGCGGTATAACTTCCTCTGAGCTGCGGCCCGCGCTTCATCTGCCAACAGAGTCAACTGGACATCGACTAACTGCTTGGTTTCTCCTTGTGTAATCTGGCGGATTGCGCTTTGGGTGTTTGGCTCCCACTCATGATCAGGATCAATGTATTTGACATCCACCTGCCGCGGCAGAGAGATCTCCGAAGCCTGGATGGTCTCCACCTCGGGAATTACGTCAGGCAGTTCCGCGTCTCCTGCAATCCACCCCACCTCTGTATCTGCAATCGTTAAAGATGGTTCAGTGCCTTCCAGATAACCCTTTAATTGTCCTTCAACTTCAGTGACGAAATAGTTATAAACCAACTGAATATCCGGGGAACCAAGGATCTCTGCCGGGGTAAACGTTCGTCCCGCGATCAACATTCCTCGAGGCTTTATCGCTGACAGCGCGGTAAACGAATAATCTCCATTAGCCGTTTTAACATTCACCCGTTCACACAGCGATGCAAGGATGGCATCCATCGTCTTTAGCGTGGCATGCTCTAACACCCCGGTGATGTTTGGAAAGATCCCTGACCACCGGGACAGAGAAAGAGTTTTATGCTTTATGTAAGAACGATTATGGTAAGCAGGCGTCGATCCCGCCCCGTGTTTCGCGTCTACGTCTGATTCAATATCCGGATCGGGCTGCTGATCGGTATTCCCTGGATAGAAGGCGAAGGGCGACGCTCCTCCTTGAATAGTCCCGGTGCCTACATCTTCAGCATCGTAATCAACTGCCGCATCCACACGAAAGATAGGAATCTCGTAATCGATAATCGGATCAGGAGGTGTACCGGGATCGTAGCCCGGATCTGGACCGACCCCCGGATCATAAACTCCCGAGGGGTTCGCTGTTCCAGTATACTGATCAATTAACACATCGGCGTTTGCATATTCTCGGATCAGTGAGTAAGGCCCGCGATTAGCAAACATGCAAGCCGCGTCTATATCGTAGGTGATCTGAGTAACTGTACTTCCTCCACCTCCTCCACCACCACCCTTTCCTCCGCCCTGACCCGGGGCTGGCGTTGAAGTCACATGCTTCCTGATCCCTGAAGTCCAGATAATGATTGCTGGAACCTTACACCCTCCTCGCCCGTGATTAGGAGCATCCCCAATCGCACTATCTGTCTTGATAGTTAAAGCAGAAGTGCCAGACCCAATGTTGTGCATCATCACCGTGGGCCACAGCGGATAGCCCGGAACGGCAAAACCCCCATTAGTCAATTCCACCGAGTTCTTATATGCGTGAAACCGATTGTCTCGAATCTCCACCTGGATTGTGTCCGAGGTTGTCCAGCTTCCCACATCATTTGTCGAGATCAAACTACCGGACAACTGACTCCATATTTGGATTGCCTGTTTCACTGTGTTACTTGGCAGACTGGTGAGATTACAGAGTACACCGAACATTAAATGGTTGATATTTGAGGGGTTGGAAACAGTACCAAACCCAATTACTACCGGAGCGGCGGCAACATTCCAGCGAATGAAGGCATCATTCCCTGCTGTTACATTAGCCGTAGTCGAAGCGAACGCATTCCAGACCCCACTACCTCCTGCGTTCTTGGTGATTGCTCCCCCTGACCCAACTGAAGCATTTACGACATTCTGATAAGTAGGAGTGACCCCGGAGACTACGTTGACTGTTGGGCCCGCTCCATAGATCTCCGGGATAAAGATTCCCTGTTCTGAATTCTGAAGCTGAAGAGTCCCGGTAAGCTTCCCAACTTCCTGGCGGGGTTGTTTAGGCTGGAAGGCGTAGCTTATCGCGTAGGAAGCAGCAGCAACCCCGGCAGAGACCAGAGCAGCCACCAGAATCCCAGCTGGCAATTCGATCTTCTCTTCTCGAATGGCCTGCTCGAGTTCCGCTCGTTTCTGAGTGGCAATTTCTACTGATGCACTCTCCATACGCTGTGAATCCGCCGGCGCCAGTGGCTGTCGATTCTATGCTTACGAACTCCGTGCTCGCTGGCATGAATTATGTAAGTAGTCTTAGGGGTAATCTCCATCACGATTGCTAGATGTCGCGGAATGTTTGGTTCCCGGCAGGCTTCATCGCAGAAAGCCAATACATCCCCTGCCTGCATTTCTGCTGTCGGGACAAACTCCATATGATTCTGAAGCAGGCGAAGCATCTCAGAACCGTTTTCTCTTAGATGATAGTCGGCAGGGATAGGCGAATGATCGATTCCTGATTCCCGGGCCACTTCGGAGATAAAGCCCGCACAGTCAACTCCGTGCTGCTTTAAGCGGCCCTGGTGCTGCCATTTGGTACCCTCCCAGGTCTTCGCGATTTCAACTATTTTTTCGGCTAGTTCACTCATTCCGGGTATCTCAATATGCCTTGAAGCAGTCCAGGCAGATCCGGTTCACCATCAAACCCATCTACCGAACCAGGGAATTTATCGCGAGCTTGTTCAATCGATCCGTCATACCCGGCATAAAGACTCACACCATCGCCGTTTGAAATATTACTTCTCATCGGCAATTGAAGCTCTATCGTATTCCCTGTATTCGCCTTGATCTCCATTTCAAGGTTGTTATTAGCGCCACTGGTAAACTTGCATCGGCCATACCTAAAATAATCATTCGCCTGTGCTGTCCCATTGACTGTAAAGTTTCTTCGATCCACTACTGAAGCAACCGTTCGGGCGAAAATGTAAGGAGTCGTGGTTATCCCCAAATCCTCGAGCTTCCTGCGTCTGTCTATTGGAGAAGTCAGAGAGCCAATTTCCTGCTGGAGCCGATCAGCAATTGACTTAAACTCCACCGTAAAAGTCCCATTCTGGATCGTAAACTGACCCGCCTGCCCTCTCTGCTTTCCTACTGAATCAGTCACAATCGTGCTCGCCGCCCCGGTAGCCGGATCGTAGACAATATACTCAAAGGTGATTGAGGCGTTCTTCCACTTGCCGCCCTGTACTTCGTCTTCTGAGATCACGTCATCAAACACGCCAAAGAGTTCACCGTGATTAGCTTGTTGCACTCCGAGGGTTTGGCTGATCTGAGTCGGAGCTACGGGAGCAGCTTTGTAGGTAGTGCCGCTAAAGACTAGATCTCTAGTGTGCGAGGCGAACGCCGCGGTTTCGCTTTCCACCGAGACTATTTTCCAGATGGGGACAACAAAAGTTGTGGGACCGGCGAGATGGTTGAGCATGGCCGCGCTTGGCATAAGGTAATCCCAATCAAGTAATATTTAATTCCGCGGGCATGATTTCCATAAGTTGGATGCCTTGAATATCTGATCCTACTTTTGGTTTCATTTGAATGGAATTTGTGTTGAAGGCCATCGGCGTATCGTACTCGCCTGACCAATCAATCGAATACCCACTTGTTGGCGCTGAGGAGAACGTCACTATGCCTTTGGCGTTATCCACGGTGTAATTTGTCACCGTGCTGTTATTCACTCTGATCCTGAAGGCAGGCACCCCGAACGGTGTTGCCCTTGTGCTTGGGATTACTCTTTGGGTAACGCCATCTGCTTCGTAAAGAGTTACCGAACTCCCGCCAAGTAAAGCATTGACCACGGGCTTGATGATCCTTCTCGTGTATGAATGATTGGCTCCCGGCCGCAAGTATTTTCTTGTCAGGTTGAAGACTGTCTGCGATCCGGTTCCCGTCCCAATCACTTCATTGATCACATAGAAGTCTGCGGGTATCCACACCCTGAATCCGTAAGCACTTCCGAATCCCCCAGCCCAGAACTCAAGAAAGTAATCTAATTGAGCAGCCGTTAAGAGTTCCGTCTGCACATCCCAGACTTGTTGAAAATCAAATCTTCCTACGTTGATCTTTCTGATTCCTGTCTGTGGATTTCGCGCAAAGGTGTTGGCAAACTGTGGCCCGCCTGTAGCTGAACCGTCAGAAAAGATATTTGGGTCCAGGAAAATTTCATCAAATGAATAAGAGATCGGCATGACTTAACGTTGCAGGTTCTGTAAGGCAGAGGCAATTTCATCGCCTAACTGTCGCCGCGATTTAGGTGTACTCACGTTATTAGACGCTGCCACCGGAACATTCACTGTAATGTGTTGTTCAACTACTGTGGGACGCTGGTTGAATTCAGACATTTGTTGCTGGTTGTAAATTGTTCCTGATTGCGCTGGACTAAAATATTCCTCATCGTGAACTCGATAAAACTGGCCCGCAGACACTGGACCGCCATACTGACGTGAAGGAACCATAGTCATCCGCTCGGCAACGTGTTCTTTTAATGACCTCTCAATTCGTTCCCGAATGTCTTTAGTACCCGACTCTCTTTCAGGCATGATCGACACTTTTAGCTGAAGATCCTTCATCCGATCTTGCATTGAAGAGGGAGAAACAATCTCTTTAGTGATTTCCTTAGAAATCTGCTGGTAGAAATTATTTACCTGATTATTGGGCACTATCCGCCCATCAGTATTAGAGACAAATAATTCCTGGCCCCGTTCACCAACAATATAAGGCTGCCCAGCTTTGATTGATCCACCTTTAGCACGTCTCTGGAATTGACCCAGTGTGGGAGGTGTGGTAGGCCGAGGTTGCGCCGGCCCTTCATCCGCTTGATTTCCACTCCCACCGAACAAGCCTCCAGTAATTCCGGCAGTTAGCCCAGAAACAGCACCTCCCAATGCCGCTTGTAATAACCCACTGAAGAATCCCTGTCTCTTTGGGGTCAACCCGGCAACGATTGTCTGAGCATTTAGTTGAAGTTGCTGGGCCATTGTTTGCCCTAATTGCCCAACGCTCGCCACCGTTCGATCACCAGTTTTAATAATCGCGTCTTCAACTCGGCGCTCTCGTGTCTCTACTCCTGTTTGCGTAAAGACTTGTCGAGGGCGTGTGCCCCCACCTCCAGACGCTCCTTGCAGAACTTCGCCAGTATCAACTTCACGCAGCACCACCTCTACAACCTCAGCAGGGCCCACTCTGCGCGGTCGAGTGGCACTAGTGTCCAGCGTCGGCCCGCCGACTCGCCGCGGTCGAGTGAGCAAGTCTGCAACTCCTCCAAGAGCCCGCTGGAGAATTCCGCTGACCGGCGATTCAGTCTTCGCCGAACACTGGCAGATATGCTCTGCCATCATCTGGAGCTGGGAAACTAATTGATTTGTTTGACTTGCACGAGCTTGATTCAGCTCTAGAGTCTGTTTCGATTGAGCCTGGACTATGGTCGTGCTCGCGGAATCTACCCTCTGGCTGACCTGTCTGGTCACGGCAATTTGTTGCGCATCCCCTACGGTTCGAGGGCGTGTTTCTTGACCAGTGGAACGAATTATTCCCGGAGGCGTAGTTTTTGGCCCCAAGCCAATACTTTCAAGAATCTTGTTGGTGATCGCCCCGATGATCCCCCCTGCCTGGCTTCCCTGAGTAGGAAGATTGGGATTGATCAATTTAACAATCGCACTCTTCAATAATTCCGCAGAGATCTGATCCAAGACACTCTTGACTTCATCAAGTAATCCCTGAAGGCCTCCACGCATCCCCGCCGAGATAATTCCTGCCACATCTTCTCCAAACTCTCGCCATTTCTCTCGTTCTTCCTCGATTGCCCGTCGTGTAATCTCCGCCTGTCTTGCGACACTGTTGCGTTTCTCAGCATCGATCTGCTGATCAATTGCGATAATCTGCCGCGCCTTCTCGTACTCATCCATGATCTCCACGCGAATGAGTTCCTTCCTGCGAGCAAGTTCCTGAAGCGCAATCTTTGAACGTTCCGATTCGGCCGCCCGTTCAAGCTCTGCCCTGCGACGAATCACTTCAGTGCGGAAAAAGGAATTTTCCTCCAACGCCTGGAGTTCAATAGTTAATGTCTCTCGGTTAATTGAAGCTATATCGGTATAGATTCGCTGGATCGCCTCTGAATATCTTTGTGCCGAATTCACGTCATCGCGTCGAGCAGTATCAAGATTCTGATAATGCTGGACTGTGTCTCTCTCAATTTGTTGTTGGAGCAGTTTTAGGTCATCGCGAAGTTGTGCCGCCCGCTCACTGGTTGGACTAACCTGGGTAAGCTGAGCATTAATCCTGTTAGTTTCGGTTTGCTGAATTTCTCGCAGTTTCGTAAACCGAGTAATCTCCGCCTCAACCGCTGAGCTCTCGCCGCTTTCGACCGCCCGTCTCAACTGCAACTCCAGAGTCTGTAAGGAGGAGTGCTGCAGGGCAAGTTGGCGCCGAAAGAAGTCCTCCTGATTAGCCAGTCGCTCGCGATAAGTGTCATCATCTATTTGTCGTAAACGCTGCCCGTGCTCGAGTTCAGCAGCCTGGATGCGCTGGTTTAAATCCTTCTGCTTAACATCTCGCTCACCCGGGCGTAAGCGACTTGAGGAAATAAGCTCCTGTTCCGCCGCAAACACTTCCTTCTCTTTTTTGAACCTTTCGTTTTCCGCATTGATTCTTGCTTGTGAATAAGTACTGAGACTGGAGAGACTTTGATCAAAGAATCTGCGCTCAGTGTCCAATGTCTCCCGATAGATTTCTTCAGCTCCACGTAATTCAACCCGGGCTACTGCAACAGCCTGCTCCGCAATCGCTTCCGCAGGACTCTTGCCACCACGACCACCCCCGCCAGCCGGACGTTTTAAACTATCCAACTGTTTCTGAAGTTTCTTTTGATCCTCTACGACTTTCCTGGCTTCCTCTTCGTTTGCTTTCCGAATAGCAGCCACTTGCTCTTTGGTCTGAGTCTCTGTGCGAATGTTGAATTCTAATCCGCCCTGGGAACCAGTAGGTCGTGGTCCGCGGCGAATGGATTCTCTAAACCGCTCGAAGATAGATGGTGATGCTGGGGGTCCCGGTACCCCGGGAAAGGCTTGTGGTTGTGCGGAACTGCCCTGAATGTCCTGAATAACATTCTTGATATTCCGCACTATCTCAACCTCTAATCGTAAAGGGCTAATGCTATAAATGAAATCTGCCAGCCCTTTTACCTCTCTTAGCAGATTGCCAACTTCTCGGGCTGTACCAATCAAACTTTGTTGATTGTCACGCAGCCAGCGCGAAAACTCTCTTAAAGCCTCACTTATAATCGGAGCGAATTCCTCTCCCACCTGTCTTTTAAGAGCATCAAACTCTTGGCGCAACTTAGTAACCGAGTCACTTAGATCATCGCCGCGCTTAGCCATCTCTGTCGTTACTAGGACCCCTCGATCCCTCAACGTAGCTATAAACTTATCGAGATCGGCACCGGCCTCTTTAAAGACTGCTTGGACTTCGCGCCCGGACCGCCCAAAAAGCTTCAGAGATAAAGCTGTTTGCTGTGCGCCGGCAGGAAGTTTACTTAGAATAGAAAACGCATCTCGTAACGCCTTCTCGTTATCACGCACATCGATATTCAGAGCTTTAAATAACCGCTGGGCTTCCTGGTTTCCCTGGTTGGCCTCTTCCATGTGCCGTTGAAAGATGCCTAGAGACGCTGAGATCGTGTCAATACTGCCCCCAGATGTCTCAGCCGCATGGCCTAATGCTGAAAGCGTCTCTACAGAGAACCCTGTTTGCTGAGCAAGATCATGCATCTTGCCGGTAGCCTCAGCAGCCGATAGGGTTAACCGAGTGATCGCTCCGGCAGCAGCTACAGCCCCCGCAACAATCGCTGCAGTTGCGCTAACAACAGCCACTCCCGCCGTGCTCATGGTGGAGGTGAGTTCATCCGCCGCGCCGTTTAACGAGGTAACACGACCAGAAATGTTACTCAGAGGACTTTGAACCCGCCCAATGGAATTAGATAAATCTTGAAGGACTTCACGGAAGGATTTAGTACCCGACGCGGCTTGCAAAGCCGCCTTTTCCTGTTCTTTCCACTGCTGGATCAGGGCTTTGGATCTCTGCTTCTGCAAGCTTTCTGCTGCTTTTAACTGTTGGGCCAAACTCAGTTCACCGGAACCGATCTTCTTCTGGCTGACATTCACAGAGTCTGCGGTCTGCTTCATTGAGGCCTCGACCTGTTTACTAGCAGCCGTAAACTTCGAGGTGTCAGCCTCAAATACTGCGATCAGTCTGCCAATTTCCGTTGCCACTTTGTTTACCTGTCTATTGCTTACTAACTAACGTTGGCTTAATCTCACTCCATGCTTGCCTTAATCGGAATTCTTTTATGTTTTCTGATCGTGTTTAAAGCCTTCGAAATACTTCAAATCGCTTATTGCAGCGAAGGTGCCCGAGGCTTACCACTCGGCGTGATTGCCGTTATAGTCAGTCTGATCATTGCCTTCTTTGGGATCTCTGCGCTCCTTAACGCATCCACTCCTTAAAACTCCGGTAAAACTACCTTGTCTGGAGTGCATTTAGCGTCTTTTGCAATCTGCATTCGAGCCCCATACTGCGCTTGCAAAATCACGCGGGCCTCTTCCTGATAGTGAATCGGCACGCGTGACAGTTCCCATACCCGACAGCCCAGAAAGCGGGCCACCATGTGCGCATCTACATACTCTGGCCTCCCACCACGCGCAGCGCCGAGGAGCCATCGTCGGTAGTCTCGGATGTCGTCTGGCTCCCAGTTGTTTCTTCGGTTGTAGGCTTTTTTACCGTTTGCGCTGCCTCCAAACATAGGTTCCACAGGTCATTCAATACCCGGACAGGCAGACGTAAAAAGACTTCTTTGCTGGGTTTCAATGGGGCACCATCCTCAGTAACATCCCAATCCTTGACCACCCCTGAAAGAATCTCTGCGTGCGTCTGTCGCTCAATTTCCATCCGTTCAGCCTCACGAGTGAATGTTCCTCCATCCACTGGAATATAAGGCACCCACAAGACAGATCCATCAGGCAAAGCAGCCAGCCCGCGAGATAACCCGGTAAACCACGCAGGTTCATTTGGGCCAGACGTGCCAGCAACAAGTACCTTAAACTGGCCAGCCATCGTGCTGATTCGCTCATCACTCGCAAATGATGAAGCGGGCTGCCAGGGTTTTAGTACCTGGAGGACTTTTTCCCGTTCCTTTATGCGCTGCGTCTCTTCGGCAAACACGTTCTGACACTTCTCAGTTAATTGGCGGAAGTATTCAGGCGTAAACGCATCAATGTTTACCTGGATGTTGATCGTTAGATTGTTCCTTGTGTAAGGAACCGTAACGATGTTCTCACTAAGGCTCGAGAGTTCCATTTTTACAACGTTGTCAAAGTATTAGTCACCTGAACGGCCCAAGATGCCGGAAAGGTGGCAGTGTAGAGCGGCACACAATCATAGCGATAACCCCACACGCCATCAACATCCTCCTGAACTGTGGCGTTTACCTGCGCCCCTACATCCAACTGGAACTTATAAGGAATCGCCCCTTCGATGATCGGTCCCGTAAGTTTCAATCGGAAGTAGCGAGTCGGGTTCGTTGACAACGCATCATAGAACGTTCGTGATTGAGCGTTGTGCTCAGTGGTCCACGAAAACGTCAGGGTTGGAGGCACTTCCACCGTGTCTTTAAATGAAGTGTTGGAGGTATTGAGCACCCAGTTTGGCACCTGCTTATTCGCAATAGAGAATGAAATTGCCTTAGCGTCTGTCACCTTCGTGGTCCCAATACCTGCAAAAGTGGAATCCATGAACAGATCAGCCTCGCGGATATTCGTTACCAGCAAAGCAATAGCCGTGGGCGAGCCAGTGAGTGATGCAGTGGTAGGGGTGCGGCCAATTAACGAACCTGTTACTTCTGCGGTTTCGAGGTTTGTGGTGAGTCCAAATTCAGTAAAGACCGAATAGACCATCTGGGTTGCGGCAGTCGCATCACCTTCCTCGATGGTCAATGTCTTGAACGCATCGGCTCCCGTCGCCGCTGGCGTAAAAGTATGATCACGAGAAGCAGTACCACCTGAAGGCGTGGTGATCACACCTGTGACCAGAGTATTCAGAGGGTAGATGATCTCCGTGTAGTTCAACGGCCCGGACATCGTCCCTGTGCCGTAGTCTTTGATGATCTGGCGGGCCGTAATTGGTTTAAAGCCCTGGGAGCGGAATTCTCTGGTTTCAATCGTGCGGCTGAGCGCCAGGCTCATGCTGGGCAGACTCTTGTTAGCGGCCACGCCTGTTCCAGGCGTAGTCTCAACACCTACCTGCACGACTCGGTTTACGGTTGCACGACCCATTGATTACTCCTCCTCTGTTTCCGCTGCTGGTAACTCACTCAGGGACGCTTCAAGCTCGCTAAGCTCTTCCTCGGTAATTTCTCCGTCTTCAAAAACTCCCGGCCTGGTATAGATCGCCCGGTTCACATAAGGGTCATCGTTCGTGATGAACACCTCGTCTAACTCGTTCCCTGTATCTGCTGCCCGGATTACTCTAATATTCATGGTGTTTTTCGAATCCACAGGCGATAGAGCCCGCCCAAGTTGTAGTAAACATGATTTGTTTCGGAATCGACTTCGACCCGATCCACGGACTGCTCTCGTCTCGCGGCAAACAGAAAGTCTCCACTTGCGCTGTGAGTAGCGGCCTGCAATACGTCATCGATTCGCTTCTCGACCAGTCTGGCATTGGCGTCTGGGGCGCCATCAGTAACGACCCTGACTTGGAATAAAGGCTGAGTTTGTTGTCTGTTCGTTCCGAGTCCATTGATGTCTGGGCCGCCCATGTAGTTAAAGATGATGAAAGGAAACGTAAGAGGGTTAGGCGCACGATCAGCATAGATACGAGACGAAACAACGTTAGTAATGCCCGTGTTCGACAGTAGCACAGTGCGAATCCACTTCTTAGCCTCTTGAATCTCTGAGACATCAGCCACCTAAAAGACATTCCTCAATCTCGATAACTGCCGTTTCACACTCTCGAACGCGGGGGTGAAGAATGGTTGCGCCTCAGCATTCACCGTCCCATACTCCACGTAAACCGAATACTCGGCACCTGATTCAACGACTGATCTCAAACTCTCATCATCGGCTTGCTCAGTCTGCCGAATGTTGTTTCTTAAAAACCCTGTCCTTACCGGGGCCAACTCTCGTGCCAGCGTCTCCTGACTTGCGGCCGCAGAGTTCAACTGGAACACCGCAATGCCCTTTAATTTCCTTACGGCCTGATCCAGTTGACCTAAGTTTTTAAGCTGCACGCTCATAGTGTTCTGAGACTCGCTACCACCTCGACTAAAGGATTAAATGAACCCACCTTCGGAATCGGATTCGTAAAAGTCAGTTCCGGAACACTTCCTCGGGCCGGAACTCGAAGCTTGTAACTTGGCCTAATTCCCAAGGTCACAGCGGTTGATTCCAGGGTAATCCGATGGGTTGCATTCAGCACATCTCCTCCACCGATTGCTCGTTCTCTTTCGCTTAAGGACTCGACAAAGCATTTTACGTTTGAGGCAAGAGTTGTTGGTGTCACCCCTGAGTTTCCATAGTCATCTGTTGATGGCGCCTGACTAATCACGTCGCAGACATCTTCTCCATACCGCTTGCGCTTGCGATTGAAAGCATTCAATCTGATCTGAATGCGATCTATTCCCATCTCTCAATCCATTGAGTGCATATTTGCACTGAACGCAGATTGAACCCTACCTGTGTCTAACTGCCGTGAATCTTTATCAGCAACAGAAATTGCTCCCGCAAACACCGTGGGAAATCCCCGTGCCCCAATATTCGCAGCCCATTCCCATTGGCTAAGCTTCTGAGTAATGTGGTCAAAGATCTTGTCTTCCCCATCTTCAGTAACAGTCTCAACAGCCTTGGCATGTTTCCACCGCCAACCTAAATAAACAGCTGCGCCTAATGAAGAATACGAATAAGCTCCATCAACCAAGGCGAGTTCCAAGAGAGTGACTTTTTCAAACTCTCCCAGAGCCGGCTGGGCATTCCAGTCCAGTTCCGCCTCTAAATATAATTCAGCAAAGTTCTCATCCAGTGGCATCTCTTGCTTTCACTCTCGCCCGCCTTGACACTTCAGTTTGCGGTTCTTGGTGAGTTATCGGTTTTAGGTATTGTTGCCGTTCCAAGAGTCGAGTGTGTTCCCAGGATGAGGCGTCCACCTTAGTACCGATGGGAATCTCCCCATCTGGCCCGGGAAGGCTTCTAATAACTACGTGCGTCATTTCTTGCTTGCCCTTTTCTTAACAGCAGGTTTCTTGACTCTTGCTAAAGGAACTTCAGACTGTTCCATTGATAAATCCTCTGCTGGCTCAAAGTATCCCCGCATATTACAGAGCGCCCGCAGGGTCATAGGTAATAAACTCCTATCCATGACTCGCAAGCGCCCTCCCTCTTCAATTACAGGAACACCCTGCGCCTCGCAGAATGCCCTTAGCTCAGCCTCTTTCATGATTAGGCAACCACACTGGCAAAGAAGTACCCGAGATCCGTACCTACGATCTTGTTATCAAACGCTGTTTCAATCTCCACTCGAGTCGCCTTCAGATGTGGCATGTCAAAGCGAGTAATGGCTACTTCCGATCCCAATCCCGCACTCACACCGTTCCAAGTGAATGTGTAACCAGCCGAAGGAACCAACAGACCCGGATTTGGGGCCACATGGCAGAGCAGTGCGTGCTTGCCATGCGTGAACGCGTATGCGGCGGTTTCACCCTCAACATTTGTAGCCTTGACGGCGCTGGCAAGAAACACCCGCTCCACATCGAACATCGCCGCTAACAAAGCGGGAGTGATGACACGCCCATCAACGCTGGTGACATATTTGATTCGGTCGATGATTGTTGGGTGGTTCTTGAGTTTGCGATAAACCTGGTACCCGAGCACCAAGGTATTTGCCACTTGCCCGGTACTAGATAAAATTGTCTCCTTGCCCGTCTCGACATCTTCAATCGGATTACCATTAGTGTAGTCCGACCACAGATTGGCGGGGGTAATATCAGTACCCCAGATGCTGGAACCAAAGCAGTCACTAACCCACTGGATCTCCTGGCGTAGCAGCATGCGTTGGGTTAAAAACTGTGTAGCGTCCCGCTCAAGATCAATGGCAGGATCAGAGTTGGCCAAAGCCTGGGAGCCAATGTCTTTATGCAGGGCAAAGACGTCGCAGGAATAACCTGCGGTGCTCAGCCCGTAGCCCGAGCCAGCCGATTCCTGAGCGTCGGCCCGCTTCTCGGCCTCATCCCGGAACCAGTCATTTTTCGTGTAGGTGTAGTATTTATCAGTCTGTTTCTCGACTGGAACAATCGGAAACACCTTCGTTGCGATAAATCGCATGTCGTCCTGCATGTAGGCGGTGCTGATATTAGTCAGCGGAACATCTACGGCATGGACTTGACCAGCACTTGGTTGAGGCATGAGCCGAATTCCTCTCTGGAGTTAAGAGGCTCGGACTCTAAAAAGTTCTGGCCTTCGGGGGTGATTGAGAAAAGATTGCTCGTTATTGGACTGTCAGCGTTTTGTACCGCTATCAAGCGCCCACAGCGAGCGTTCTGACATTTGATTTCTACCGTCGCCGTTAAGTTCTTTTCGGAACATTTGAATAACAGTCGCCGGCATCCTGGGCAACGAACATCAATCATTACGCAAGTGTGCGAGAGTTCAGGCAATTGATTGCCGCGGTGATTATTCCACCAGCAGCGCTGTTGTCAATCAACACTTGCCCAACAATATACTTGGTCGTGTCAGCCGCTGTATACGCTGCTGCCTGACCATCTACTGAAGTGCCGATAGAATCCCCTGGGGCAAGATTAGCATCACCCTGGAGCTTCGTGATACCTGCCATGCAGACACCGACAGCTCCACCAGAGACCCCTGCCTCTTGCGCAACCCCAACTGGCTTATCGGTCACACCAGAACACTCGACCACAGTGTTATTAGCGGAGATTTTGACGAATTTGTATTGCGCAATTGTACCGCCCGCGCTGAAGGTTTTTGAGATTGGTTGTGCGCCTTCTACGGCCATTGTGAAGAAACTCCTTCCTAATCGAAAAGTTAATTAACTGCTCGCCGCTCTTCTTCGCGGTACTTCATTCGCAAATCTGGATGCTCACTCCAGACCTTAGCGAAAGCCTGGGCCTCCGTCATTTTGGGATCAGCCTCGCGGTATTGCTTCACCATCGCATTAATCGCCGCACTCGCCGTACCCTCGGCAGGAGCCGAAGATCCCACCTCCACAAATAAAGAGGCACTCCTTACCTGTTCGGCAATCGCATTTTGCTGGGTGACGTAAGCTCGGAAGAGTTCGGAATCCTCGCCAGCTTCCGCTTGGGTAGCCAGAAATTCAAGCATGCTTAAGTGCTTGTCCGATTCCCCAATCCATTCCTTAGCCAGTTGAGAAAAACGGGTCTGACGAGCGTTCTTCTCCAATGCGGCTATTCGTTCAACAGCAGCCTGGACTTCCTTCTTGGCTATGTCTGCCTCCGCTTGGGCAGTTTCCGCCGCTTGGCGGTGTTCTTCAGCCTCTGCTTCAGCCTCAGATAGTTTCGCCTGCAACTCAGCGACTTGCTGTGCATCCTGTGCCGGCGTTTCTTCGGCCGCGGGTTTTTCTTTTTCTGGCATTGTTTCGACTCCTCCAATTAGTGGCGGCGTGATTTCTATCACCTCAGTGATAATGGCCTCGCCTAAAGTATTTACCATAGCCTCATCACTTACGTTTTTCTTCCATGTTCCAGAGGCTAACTCGCTAATGACTCCCTCAAGAGTGCCTACCCGGTCGGCAAGACCAGCAGTAACGGCATGGCGACCCACTTTCAGCCCGCCCGCACCCCCGTTGCTGATAACGTCATCAGCCGAAAGGTTGCGATTCCGGGCCACTGTTTCAATAAATACATCGGCTAAAGCATCAACATGAGACTGAAATAGTGAACGACCTGATTCAGTGGTTGGATCCGGTCGCTTGTTCGGTGACTGTGACGAAACGAACTCCAAGCGGTTTTTGTCCTTGTGAACGTACACTGTCCCTACTACACCAATTGAGCCCAGCGGGGCAGTATCAGCGGCCACGATCTCATCAGCAGCACTGGCTATCCAATACGCAGCACTAGCTCCTAAGTGGCCGACATAGGCAACTATTGGTTTCTCGCCACGAGCATTAAATACATGCTGAGCGAATTCAGACGTACCATCCACCTCGCCGCCAGGGCTGTTGACATCAAGAACGATGGCTTTCACTGCTCGATCATCAAGTGCTTGGCGGAAATCCGTAGCCAGAACCTCAATCGAGGTAGCACCACTGATCTGAGTAAATAGATTCGCATAACGAAAGATCGGGCCAGAGATTGGAATAACAGCTACGCCATCACGCAACGAAACACGGCGGCTATTATCAAGAGGCCGCCCCACCTTCGCGGCCAGCGCCTCTGGGTCAAACTCAAGATCCAAGGCCTTCCGTTCCAAGGCGCTCTGGTAGATCCCAAACATTTCCTGAAGGTTCTCTTCAAGGATGGCCCAGGATTTAGTTGCGTAGAAATCAAGTATGCGGTGGTGGGTCTTCATCGGGTTAAACTTACGCTACTATCAGGATTTACGTTTCTTCGTCGTCTTCTGACTCTTCTTGCACCTCACCTATCAATTCGTTGTGATCATCAGGAACGGGCATTTTCGCTTGTTCGACCGCAAATGCGGCCATGTCCGGCGTGATTCGGACCCCAGCACCAGAAAGATTCTTAATGAACTCGCCCAACTCACCTAGATCGATTGACTCAATGTCCTGGTGCTTGAGTTTGGGCATACTCTCTGCCGGCATCCCATTTAACTTCCCGAGACGAGGAATGGCGTAGCGATTGATTACCTCAGAAATAGACTCCAACCAAGCGCCTAAAGCCGTACCAAACATATTGGTTTTATTACTTGATAGCGCAAATGATCCAACTTGCTCATGCCCTAAAATAATAAAATCCGCCAACAGCCTCATCAGAATTTCCTGGTTCTTCCGGGCAATAACTTTGTCAGTATCAAACAGTCGCCGACTACCCGTTCCCGCTAAATTAAAACTAAACTGCGGGATACTCGTCTCTGGATAGACATCAGAAGGAATCAATAAACCTGCCTGCTCGTCATTTCGCACCGCTGTAACCAGTTCCTTGCAATAAGTTGCCAGTGCCTGTTCGCTAGGAGAAGCATTTTCGCTAAGGTACTGGGCAGGAATGGCCATCAGCGGAAGGCCAGCAAGGTCCCGCTCAATCCCAATCCCTTCAAAATTCTCTACCTTCTGCCTGAAATACCAGGGTCGATAACATGCCCTTAGCAAGGATTTGCCCTCAGGGTTGTTCTTATGACTAGTTGTGCGAAATAGCAGCGATTTCTCTATTGGGACAATGATTTCCCTGTATTGCGGGGCCGGACGCTGAATTAGCGCTTGAATCCCGCCGTTATCATCTAACAACCAGCGCTCACGTGATTCCTGAGCACGAATGGGCCATTTCCGCCAGCCAATGCGCCCATCAGTGAACCTGGAATTAATAGCAGGATCTCTGGATTCACCTCCCCGCCGCTTGTAAACCACTTCATGATAGGCCCATCCCCACGGCAGGAACGAAAGAATTTCAGCTAAACTTTCAGCCCACGAAGTAGACATGTCCTGGAACAGACATTCCTTGAAAAACTCAGCTGTTTGCTGATCTTCGTTAGCATCTGAAGCAGGTTCTACTTCCCATTCAACTTGTCTTACCAGCATCTCAATAACGAAAAACATGGCATTGATCACTGGATCATTCGCCAGCATTTCCCTGACCACACGATTCCAGCGTGTGCCGGATAGCTCGCGAAGGAACTCTTCTCTAATGTAGCCGGAATGTTCGAAGAGCCCGGTGCGGCCCAGTTCGGAGAAGTTACCAGAGGGTTGAGTTAGTTTGGGCGGAGCCACACATAAGCAATAGCATTAGATGAGAATTTATTTTATTAACCAGGGATTTCGCTGGGGAATCGAAAACGGTTTTACCTTAACAAGCTGCTGAGAAACACCACTCCATGCCAGCGCCAAACTCATCACACAGTCGTCGTGCATCCTGGCCGGCGCTCCATACCTCAACATCCCACTCGGCAATCGCTCCGCGTCATAAGCGAGCAATTCAGCAATTAACACTGGATCATTAGGGATCTTCAATTCTCCCCGCTCGAAAGCCAAAGCCAGGGCATCTATCGCCTCAGCCTTACTCGCATTCGTTGTGGTAAAGGGGTGAACTGAATATCCTTCCCTCTGGAGCTGCTCAATTAGCGGTTCACCCATTGAGTTTCGCTCAGGAATGATTGACTTGGTGCGAAAGCGCCCACATAAAGCCGTCAGCCTGGAAATCTGAACTGCATAATCGATCTGATTGAACCTGTCGATTTTCACCACTTCTTTTGTCAGGGTGTCGAGGACTGTTAAGACGGTAAAGTCTTGATACTTGCCCCAGTCCGCTCCAATCAAATAATCATGGCCTTCAAGTCCATACTCGATTTGATTGGCGGTCGCCGCTTCTTGCACCTTGCGAAACACCCCACCACCATCGTCAAGGAATTCCGCTAAGTATTCCTGAGCAAAGATGCGTTCTGGCAACTCCCGCTTGGCGCTCTCAATTTCTCCTGCGGTAATGTAAGGGCTCTCACTAGTCGGAATCCGCCATGATACCCAGTCTGGTTTTGCCTGATCCTGACCCTTATCAAACAGCATCTTGAAATACCCCATTCCCTTGGGCGTCGAAGGAAACCACGCATCACCCTCATAGTCAGTAAGTGTAGGGCGAATCACTGCCTGAAAAGCATTTTCCAGGTCTTTCACCATAGCCGCTTCATCCACTACTACCCGCTTATATTTTCTACCTCTTACAGCATCAGCATTATCAAGAGACCACATATCGACTATGCCACCAGTAGTGAGTTCAATTCTGTGCTCCTGATCGCTCTTGCGAGCCGTCGCTGGCAAAAGAATGTGCTTCATTTCGCGCCAGACATCAGTGAGCATTTTGTAATAAGGTGAGAAGTAGGCAACTGGGTAGCCCTCCATTGCCGGACGAACTAATCTGTCAATCGCAATGGTAGTTTTCCCCCAACGACGCCCACAGCATAAAATATTCCACCGTCGCTCGGCGTTCAATACGTACTGTTGACTGGGGTGAGGAGCAGGAAGGGTTAAATTGCCAACCGTGATCCGATGCTCAGTTGACTGCCTCGCTCGCAGACGCCGTTCCTGATATCTCTTCCTGATTGCGTCTGGCCATTTGTTTAAGTCTGGGCCTAACTGGATACTCACATCTCTGGCTCATTCAATGGCTCACCACCAAAGGTTTCGGGTAAAGGTAGGTTGTGTTCTTCGCACGCCATATCAATCATCTTATCCACTTCGGTAACTGTTACGCGTACGTGTTCACGATACTTGGCCGGCCGGCGACCCTTCAATAGAAATATCAATAGAGTGTCGCTGCCATCCTTCGCTCGCCTTACAGCCTCGTCCTCGAGAATGTCCGTTCCGCTCTCCAACGCCTCAGCCCATTTACTCGCAAATTCAGCATCATTGTGCCGCAATTTGTAGAGAGCAACAGTGGATACACTAATCAGCCGTGCCCCGGAAGTCACACTATTTCCAGCCGCTAATTCATCGAGAAAGATTTGCCTTTTTTCTGTCGTTAACTTCATTAACCCAAACCCCACGTTCTTTAACCTGTTGGGCATGCCCATTTAAATGCTCCAGCTTTCCATAATCCTTAGCCATCAACCACGCATTTATTTCATCAATTGGCGGAAAGACATCATCCCCTTGCTCCTCCCCCAAATCGCAAGTCAAAATAATGCTGGTAACTACGCTCATGCGGGCATTATCACCTAAATGTGCTGAAGATTAAATCGACTAAGGGACTGCTCACCCCAAACCTTTTACTCTCATCAAAGTGGTGGTGTCTTAAATGATAGTCTCTCAAGAACCTCCATGGTTGCCTCCTACTCGGCTTTCCATAGTGCGCCTTGAAGTGAATCAATTCATACCCAAAATATCCAAGCAACAATCCAAAGTAGAAACATGCGGCTATCTCTTTACCTGTCAATAAGATAAGAGTCAGGACGAGAACGCTTGAGACTGGCAATGTAAGCTTGAGCGGAAGGAATAAATGCTCCTTGTGGTTTGGGTGGCGGTGATGCTCTCGATGGTTGTAGAGCATGTTGTTCGCCCACTGGCCCAGCTTCTCGTTGTGAAATATGAAGCGGTGAAACGAATACTCGACGAACTGCCAGCTTATCAATCCTGAAATGCCAAACATCAGAAAGTGTAAAGAACGTGGTTGAGCGCAAGCCAGAAAGGAAATCGACAAGATCGGGTAAAGCAATAATCGTGTCACTTTCTAAACCACGCCTTGATCCTTTCCCAGAAACTCAGCTCGTGCTTGCCATACAACTCTTTTAAGTCTCTCTGCTCGATTCTCCAGAATAACTCTCGAGGATAGATTCCGTGGCCACAACTCCCCTTCTTACCGCTCACCCGGAGCACCATTTTGTCATGGTCACTCGCTCTGAACACATCTTATCGGACTTTAACCAGGATAGAACGCTCCTCCTGCTCACCATTCGAAGCGGTAATAGAGTTGATCAACTTGTAATTCTGCCCGCTTGTCCCACCGGATACTCTTACCGTCGTTACGTCACCGGCGAATCCGTCAGAGTGCTCCGTAAGTCCCACTGGAACAGAAGGGGCCCAACTCGACGCAGTAATCGTGTTCGCCCCAAGCCAATCATCCCAGTTAAGAGAGTAATCCAGCTTGGAGTTCGGATTCTTAACAAATCGTGAGACTATCATTTACTAAGATTCACTCCGGTAAAACACTGGCATGTAGGGCAATGAGGAAAGGTCAACCCCCACTCGACAAAGTCAAATCATAAGTGCTTTGAAGACTGTCGCCGTTAGCCAGGTTGATCACTGAGAAGACAGAACGATCCAAGAGCGTCCCGCCGCCTGTTGCCGCTTGGCTGAGGATTCCATGCTCCGTCACCGCCGCAGAGGCATCCACAGTGTTTGTCCCTACCGTTCGAAAGATGTTCGCACTGGCTCCCTCAGTCAGCGATCCCGTGGCCCGAGTATCGTTTGGGTTGTATTGTGTACTCAACTCGGTTTGTAAGGCCGTATCGCCCACAGCTTCAGCATTCGCCCCAGTACCCAAACCGTGATACTTCAAGATCTCCGGCTCAACCGTTCCCTGAAGCGCGTCAACCAGAAAGTTCACTCCCGCTGTCGTGACCACCCGGAGGCTCACTAAACCGTAGTCCGTTGCCTGTCCCTGAGAGTTAACTTTAACGAGTGAGAGTTGGCCATAGTGGTAAGATAAATTGAAGAATCGAGCTACTACGAGGCGCCACAAACCCCGCCAGAGATGCGGGAGATTCCGGCACTTCCACCAGAAAACGTCTCCAGTAAGCCCAGGACGTGGCAACCCATACCAGAGGATTGCTAGAATCCCCAATTCCTTCGGAGGAACGGCTGAATAGCTTCCGCCCCTGAGCACCCTCATAGCCACTGCGCCCCCCGGTGCAATGCTTCCTACAGTCATGTTTCAAACCTCCACGTCTCTATCGTCTTCTTCGATCAGCGTCGAGCGCGGATCTTCTCTCACTCGCATTATTCCACGATTTTCCAACTTAAATGTTCGACTAACTGCCTTAACCGCAGTCTGTCTGAGATCCCTCAGGACTATCACCGTCCGCTGAATCGACGGGACCACTCCAACGATCTCCAATAGAGCAAGACCGCTACTGCCGATAACTCCGACAAACCGAACCGCCAACGACTTCAAAAGAGCACCCACAGAAGTAAGCTGGCCGACAAAAAACTTTCCAACCGACAAAGACGTGCTGCCCGCTGAAGCGAGAGAAGCGACCAGCGCCAAGAACACCATTCGTACCTGGCTAATCGCCCCCGAAGACGCCATAGAGCCACTGATCAATCTGGAACCGTGTTTTAGAATCTGTCCTGCTGAGCTAATCTGAGCACTGAACGTCTTCACTGAAGTGTTCAGCAAACTCCCAGCCGAAACAATCGCTCCACTCACCGCTAAGAGAACCAGTTTTATCTGAGTCAGTGCGCCACTTGAAGCAATCACTCCAGCGAAAGCTCGGAGCAGGGATTTAGTTAAGGTTCCAGCACTGCTGAGCGAGGCCGTAAATGCTCGCAGCAAGCTTTGAATCAGCGTTCCACTACTCGTTAAAGTTCCACTGAATACCCTGACTATTAACCGGAGAACATCCAGCGTGGCACTCAGAGCTAGCGCCGCACCGAAGGCTCGACCCACCATCTTCAGAAGAGACCCCGTTGAGGAAACCGAACCTGCCACGCTCAGCACAGCAGTACGAAGATTCGCTAAAGCACCACTCGAAGAAAGAGAGGCCGAGAGATTTCGAAGTGTGCTTTTAAGAACACTTCCCGCCGAGGTCAACGCGCCACTCAAAGCCAGTAAAACTGTCTTTATGTTTTCCAGTGTGGCCGTAGGAGTAATACTTGCCGTGAGTGCCTGACCCGCAAATTTAACTAATGTTGCACTGGATGCAATAGTCCCTGAAATGCTCAAATAAACTATTCGTAGAACTTCCAGCACACCGCTGGAACTCACACTCGACGTGAAGCTCTTGAGTGCCGAACGAATCAAACTCCCAGCCGACGTAAGAGTTCCACTTAAGGCCAAGAGCACTGTTCGAATATTCGCTACTGCGCCCGAAGATGCTAGAGACGCAGTAAGCAGACGCGCCACAGCCTTAGAGATGGCGCCAACCGAATCAATGGCCGATGAAAGGTATTTCCCGACCGTTCCGAGTAATGCACCGCTCGAGCTGAGCGTACCCGAGACTGTGAGGACAATTATCCGAACCGCTGTTAAAACCCCACTGGAAGCCAGCGATGCTGTGAGCACTCGCTGAACACTCTTAACTACACTCCCACTGAAATCAAGCGCGGACTGGAAAAGACGTGCTGTTTGCTTGATTAACGATCCCGTTGTGCTCAACACCCCAGCAAGAGCCAGAAGGATGATTCGTACCGCAGTTAGCTCCCCGGCTGAGGTCAGAGCGCCGACGAATACTCGGGCAATCGAGTTCAGCAAACTACCCGCTAAAGCAATGGTTCCACTAACAATCCGTGAGATGGAATTAAGAATGCTTCCGGCTGAGCTTATTGACCCGGCAAACAACCGCTGAAACTGGTTAATCAGCGTTCCCGCAAAAGAGATTGACCCTAAAAAAACACGAGAAAGAACAAAGCTCACCACAGCGGCAAGGGACAGGGCTCCCGCAAACAGCTTTTGAGCCTGAGAGGCTAATAACCCACTTGAAATTAGAGTTGCAGTAAGTGACCGGGCAAAAGAGCTGAGTAAGACGCCAGAAGAGGTTGCCGACGCACTCAGAACCTTATTTACCTGTTCAACCAGAGACGCGGAACTAGAGACTGAGCCGGAAACAGTAGTTTCGTAGGTCTGTGGCTGACTGACTAGAGGCGCAATCTTGCGCGGCGGCCGTTGAGGTGGAGGTTGACCGCGCCAGATCGCCATTTAGTTAAGCTCTTGATAGATAAGTAGAATTGTCCACCCTGAAGTAGTACCCGGAGTCGCCAGCAGCCTGACACACCACACTACATCAGGCGGAACCAGAATTGTTTCTTCAGGCGTCGGTACCCAAAGAAACCCATTCAGATTATTAAAATTGAAATGCAGATGATCGGTATAAGTACCCCCAGAATCCGCTGAGGAGTTCACCCCAATCCGGGCCGCTGCCCCGATCACGCTGGTGTTTCCGCTTAGCCCCGACGATGGTCCTGTCACCACCGATAGGTTTGCTGGCGTCACTGACGTAGTAGTCAATGTCCCAGAAGTGTTTCGCGTAGAAAACGCCCCCCGAATCTGGGCGCTCGTAGTCGTTCCATTCTGCGCTATCTCTACCCGCTTGATTCCGAGGATCGAGGCCGCGTTCACTCCCGTGGCAGTACGAAGGGCAATCAAAACATTTCCAGTGCCAAGCGTGAGATTCTCAGCCGAGGCCGCATAAATTCTGCCTGTCATACTCTTCTCACTGCGCTAAAAGTTGACTGAACTGTTGTGGACGATCCCAGGGGACTGCTGCTGCTAGTGCCGCCTTAATTTCCACGGCAATGCCCCCAGAATCATTGGCACTTGTGGCCCATGACGCGTCAACCGAAGTATCATTTCCTAGTAAATACTCACTCTGGATTGTTCCCGAATCCGCGCTCGTTCCTGTCCCTTGTGCCTCAGCAAACTCAGTAAAGCCCGAGCCAGGATTTATCGCTTCAGTGGCCTTGGAAATTGAGAACCCGCCATAAGTGGCATTGCCCGGATCAGAGAACGCACTTAAAGTCACTGTTAACGTAGTGCCTGAATCCTGAGCATTGGTGGCCGATTGGATTACCGCCCCAGAGCCATTTGTGCCTGAGGTGTCCACTCCCTCAAACTGCACAATAGACCAGAAACAACAATTTAAATTCCCACCTGAATAATTGATGCTTACAGTTCCGGAGGAAGGGGAGACACCCATAGCCCGAAATAAAGACAAACGACACCAACCTGTGCTGACTAACTCAAACCCTACCGAGACAATCTCCACCCACGTCAGTCCATTACCAGAAACTGTTGGCGAAGAACCCAGCCCATTTGATCTCCTCCCTCTAACCAACAATAGCACCAAGGCATTCGAGGCTGGGGAGATCGAGGCAGTCGTGAATTCCGTGCCATCTGTTAAACTTCTGTCCGTGGTCAAATGCGTTGCTATAATAGCCATCTAAAACTCAGTTCATCGCGGCGCAAACGCTCCATAATTCTGAGCCTGAGGATTCCCCGGCCTGAACCCTCCCACACTCGTTGAATCAAAGTCAGGATCTAGAGGAAATAGATTTCCTCCCCCGTCAACCCCGGAACATTTAAAGTTCCCTCCGTTGTAGTCAGAACACCACATATCAGCGTCAAAACCCAGATTGTTTCTGACGATATTGTTGACTCCAACTAATTGATAGAGACGCAGTAAGTAACTCTTCCCGTCCGGCCTGATCCCTCTGCCAATAATGTTGTATTCGATTAAGTTGTTCTTCGATCCATCCCCAATCAACACCGGCTGAATCCCCTGGTAGATCGTGTTGTACCTCACAGTCACGTTTGCCGATCCGCCTCCCGGCCCTCCCGGACCAGCCAATTTCACATTGCACCCATGAGGCGCGTTAAAGATCACGTTCCCTTCAATCAATCCCGATCCTGCGTTCAGTTCTGTGTTGATATACAAGTTGTGCGACCGAAAGATGTTTGACTCACCACCCCAGGTGTCGTAGATCCAGTTATTTCTGATCACCCAATCACTCGGGCGAGTCGCGACTAAGATGTTCGCAAACGAACGCGCTCCAAACACTTCCGTCTGCTCCAAGATCCATCCTGTCCCGCCGACAAACTTCACCATGTGATCGGAATACCCTCCCGTATTCCAGGTCAGGTGCACTCCCCGCCAGGTTACGTAATTAAATACAAACCGCTGTAGTCCACGAAGAATCGGCCGCTCACCCGGATAGTTCGCTATCAGGACTCTCTGTGTAGGTGTGCCGCTCTTGGTCACCGAGACGTTCTCTGTATAAACCCCTTCACGAACATACACCGCGTCCCCGGCTCGAGCCGCGGAGATCCCTTTGGCTATCGTCCTGAACGGCCGCGATAAATCTCCTGAGTTAGAGTCGTTACCAGTAGGCGAGACGTAGTAAATCGCCCCGCCTATCGGTTCCGGCGTAGGTGTTGGGGTGGGCGTACTGGTGGGAGTCGGTGTTGGCGTAGGAGTAGGAGTTGGAGTAGAAGTTGCCGTTGGCGTAGGCGTACTGGTGGGCGTAGGACTTGGCGTCGGGCAAGGACAAACACACGGATCTTGGGCCGAGGACGAAAACGAAATCATCATCCCCAAGAACAAACAGCAAACTGCGACCAGGCTAAGTTTCATTCACTCGTTTCACTGGCTTCTGCTTCAGCCGCTTCGCCTTCTGCTCCTTCTGTCGGCACCGCTTCACTCTCTTCAGATGTTTCTGATTCGGGCTTAACTTCTTCTTCATTCTGCATAATTAGTGTCCTTTCTGTGGATCCGTGTTGTGAAGATTGACTTCTTTCTCTTCCAGGACTTGCAATTGATTCAATACCCGTCCTCGAGTCCGCTGGGCCATGATCTCATTCGGTATCTCAATCTCATGCTCCCTCAAGACTTCGATCAACCGATCACAAGCTAGTTCCATCGCCATGTAACCACCCGCCAGTACGTGACTGCGCGAACGCGAGATCGCCAATTGCTGTAAGAAAAACTCTCGTTCATCTTCTCTTAAACGACTCTCCCGCTCTTCCAGTCTCCTTTCTCTGTCGCCCGTCAGCTTTAAGTACGAGTCCGTAGTCTGCAACTGCTCCATCTGTGAATTCCGTTTCTGTCGGGCCCGCTCACGTAAAATATAGAGAATTAAAGGAATAGCAATAGCAACCGCCCCTCTGATTTCTCCCCACCAGTCGCCGGAAATCAAAAGAAAGATTGTTGACCCCACCGCTGCCAGCAGATATACAGGCGGCATCCTTATTCCCTGCTGATTCGAAATAACGTCCACGACTCGGCGAGTATCCAAGAAAAAAGGACGCATACGCGGGGTGTCCATGATGCCCACGAACTGGCGGCAAGAAAGGAGCCCCATAGATACACCCAAAGTCCGATGGACAACATTGTCAGGATCACTCTGCCGGGATAGTGGCCTGCACACACACTCAATACCCTTGTCAGTCCCACAGTCAAAAAAATCACTCCCCAGATGGGTTCGCTGAACGTTGCCATATTTACGGCCTGCGTGAATTCCGCCGCCGGAAGCAATAAGCCGAGGCCATAGGCTGCTGTGGTACATCCCAAAATAATTTCTGACGGGCCCAATGCGGGTGCCGTAAGGATCTCCCTGAGCCTGCTCTTTAGTTTCAATCACGTTCACCTTCAACTGGGCTGTTTGGTGAATCATCCGCGGGAACTACCGATAAACACATTTGGAAATCTCCCCGTCTCCCCGATGTGCTCCTCTCCTATAGCCCCCGCGAATTCTGGACGGGGATGCGATGTCTCCCGTATAATCAAGAGGCTTTTCGCTTAGCCCCTCCCGATCTCGGCGCATCCCCGAAATATCTTTGGCGATAACCGTTCCACCTTCTCCGGTGTTCTTGGTCGAAAGGAATGATGAAGCGTGCGGAGATCAACCGACTATCCAAATAGCTGATCTAAGTTCTACGCTCCCCGGCTACCAGTGGAGAGTTATCGCCAAACTTGCTTTGGCGGCATCCCTGCTCCTTACCCGAATCTAGTTGCCAAGATTCACAAAGACACCGCCAAACCCCTAAATTTCAATCCGCTTACTCAAAGCCTCTACCCGCGCTCTGAGTTGCTTCAACGCCCAAGCTTTCTCCTGCACCGACGCCGCAAAGGGAACGACCGGCACCGGATCCGAGGCATGGGTGATTGGTGCATCGTCAAGCTTTGGACTCAGCACCGGATTTAACTTCTCTTCCAGTAGAGAAAGAGTTTTATCAAACGAGTCGAGTTCGTCCTGTAGATAACTCATGTGTGTCGGGATTACCTTCTGTTTTGGATTAGCTTCTGACTTCACCCACGGCACCACGTCAGAAAGCTTGTCGGTGAGGTTCATAACTTAACTCCATAGCACGCCTGTGCCATTGCATGATTTACACGTTCGCTTTTGTTCCTCAAGTGAACGTTCACCCCAACCATCACAACAAGGGCACTTATGAAGCGTTCGATCTATCGCAAGTGATGGTGACAAGCAAACATGCGAGTCCAAGTAATACGCTCCACAGCGACTGCAAAACAACCACTGGGTTGACGTAATTAATACGCATGTGTGTAGAAATCCAGAAACCACCCACACGCCGCATAGTGAACAGGAATAACCGTTAAACGTAGCCGAGTTGGGGCTATTAGAGGAAATATAATTAAGACTGCTTGACGTACCTAATTCTGCGCTCATTTCAATCTCCTTCAACCTCCCACGCTCCGGCGCCTGCCCGGGTAAGCTGCTCAACGATGGGTTTCCAACGGTTATCAAGTGAGGTTTTCTGCTTGGCTTCGGTAATTAAATCCCCAATCCGCCGATGCATTGGAATTTGTTGCCCTACATTTACTTCTTGAGGACCAGGCTCTAACGCTGGTTCGTCTGTGAGCATCCAAGGACCGAATCTCATGTTTAAATCAATCCACGCCATTACTCAGTTGGTTCCTCGGCTCCCTGTAACCGTTCAAGATCTTCAAGAAGCTTGACTTCGTTTTGATCTAGTTGACGCCCTGCTCGCTCGAATATTTCTTGGGTACTCAAGCCAGATCGAGATCGTTCGGCAGCAATGAAGTCCGCTAAAATCTTGGCCAACATCGGCCCCAATATCACCCAGTCAGCCATCTCAACTCCTTAAAGCCGTATCAATGATCTGGATACTGGCATTTACACTGTTCAACAAAGCTAGAAACTTCGCTTTCGCTTCTGGATTCCTGATCGGGAAGATCGCCTGATTGCTCAAACTATTTACCGCCGTGGTCACTGAATTAAACGCGCTCGCCAGCTCCAGCTTGGTAGTCGGAGAATCCTCAGAAAGCGTTCTGGCCTTCGCTGTAAACTGCTTTGTCGCAGTATTTACCTTCAACAACCACTCAGTTAGCTTCAGTTCTTCTGCCGGACTGATCCCCCCGCCCTGCGGGCCTATCACTCCCAAATCCCTTTTGAGATCGATCATGGAGCCAATCAGAGTGGCAATCCTGTCACTTGCTTTACTGGCTTCCCGGACTTTGTTTGATCCACACTTCGGCGCCAGACAAGCAAGCGAAAGAACCAGGATTAAAGAAATGACGTGCCGACGCTGCATTAAGTCTCCTTGGCTATCTCAATTACCTTTTCCACCGGCGTCCCTATCGGCTGCTTCACCGCCACCTCGATCTGCTTGTTAGCTGTCTCTGTGGATACACTGGCGGCACGAGTAAGCAAAACGGTTAGCACGGCAATTACCGCACTAGAAAACGAAAATACGGCACCTATCTGAACATCTGTCCAGTTAATAAACCCAAAGACGATCAACATTGGGATTAGCTGTCTCAGTAATTCAGAAATCGCTCCAAAAACCACTGCCGGCTCTTTTCCAACCATGTAAGCTAACTCCTTTTCTATGTTAAAATAGAAACGGCTCGAACGTTGTTATAAGCAACGGACGAGCCTAACCACGACGCAAATCTATTCAGGAGATTCACGCCATGACTAAACTTAACAATATCACGGGAAAACGATTCGGCCGCTTGACTGCTGTTAGTTTTTGTATAATCAACAAGCGCACCCAATGGCTCTGTACATGCGACTGCGGAACTACCACCACGGTTAACTCCTATAAACTGCAAACTGGCATAACTAAATCTTGTGGGTGTCTCCGACAAGGCCCGCCCAAGAATCGGACCCACAATATGAGCAAGGCTCCTGAATATTGGGTGTGGAATCAACTGAGAGATCGATGTCTTAATCCGAACAATCATGCGTTTGCACGTTATGGCGGACGCGGTATTAGCGTCTGTGATGAATGGCGAAACTCGTTTGAGGCGTTTTTCCAAGACATGGGGCCGCGCCCTTCTCCAACTCATACCCTTGAGCGCAAGAACAACCACTTGGGCTACTCGCCTGATAATTGTAAATGGGCTACATGGCAAGAGCAGTCTAATAATAAATCTAACAATCGACTTATCACGTTCAACGGTGAAACACGGACGCTCGCGGGGTGGGGCAACTATTTTCATGTCTCGCGAGGGACAATTGAATGGAGAATTGCTCATTGGGGCGTAGACAAAGCCCTTAGTCGTCCTTTCCGTCAGTGCTAAGACTGCTGGCTCCTTGCCTAGCATATGGTTGGCCCTCGCAGATAGGTTGAAGTGCCCCCGACTTCCAAACGAAGGCCACTCGGTGCATGAAAGGAACACAAGATAGGGCTGCGCGCCCTAGTAAGAGAGTAGGCTAATTGGAGGATTTACGTTTTAAGGCGGGAAAGAAGTATCTATTTCTTGGCAGCGTTCTTGTTGCCCTTCGGAGGTCCCTGTTTGAGAGGCACAAGATTTAACTTGCGGCGAATCAAGGCCGGTAAGGTTTCGCCGTTTCGACACTCACGGAGGAGAGACTTGCTCTCTCTCTCCGTTACGATTACTGATATGCGAGTGTGTTTGGTGGACATTAGTTCGCTCGTCCGATATATTGGCCAACGAAGCCAATCAGCCTCGGAATTTGTAATCTCCCTTTCTCTACGCTTCCCAGTCCGTGCTACTGGAGCCATCCGCGAAAACAGCTGTGGCCGGACCGTCGTTAGGCGGGTAATAGCAATTGGCCGGAATCCCCTGGCCACCCTTCATAGTGACGACCCATTGCATCTTCCACCCGCCGCCAGGATGGGCGGCTTCCACTCCCCTATATATTTCAATCAGCCTCTCACTAGCGAGCGGCGCAAAAAAATGTTCGTCGCCTGGCCATTCAAAACGCCTCATTTCCTCGCGATACCGAATATCGCGTTTTTCCACAGCGGTAAGTGTACGAGCGGTAGATACTGTGCCATCCGCTTGCTCAAACATGGGCTGGCCGAGAATGTTGTATCCCAGGATTTTCTTGGTCATTTTCTTATCTCCTTTTCAATGCTGAGACAGTAAACTAGGTGCAGCACTTTGTCAAGCGCATTCGGCAAATAAATTGCCTGTTTTGTTCGCCCTTTGTTCACCTTTTTAAGTGCTTATTTGGCTTATTCTAAAAGTATTGGCCGCGTCGAAAGAACTCCGCCGGATCGGTGATTCGCTTTAACTTTCGCCGTTCCTGACGCCTTGCCAAACGTTTATAATAACGATGGACATCACAAAGCGAGCAGGTATTGCAACTCTCATTTGGCCGGTGCTTTCGCATTGTCCCGATCCCCTCAAGGCAATTGCACTGAAATATCTCACCAGTAGTTCGATCCCAATGCTTAGACACCTCAAACCGCTGCCGCCTGAGCATTAGCGGCACTTCCTGATGCCATCTTTGCAAGACAATTCTCCTTTGCAAAGGGCGCAAGCGGGATTGCTTACACCCTATCTACTGCAAAGGATCTGAAGGAATACAAACATAATCCTATTCTAGCACTCACTCTAGCACCCAGCTGTTTTCCAGGGCGATTTGTTGAGCGATAAACTCAGGGTCAAAGTCTGGTGGTTTCTCATTGGCTTGTTTATCGTACGCGGACGGGCATGCCTCACAGATAGCGACTAGGGGATCTCCGTTCCACGGCCCTTTACCATCAGCTCTACCATAGCCGCCATTGCAACAATTATTCCCGCACTGGCCGCATCTAACGTAAGCGCGTTGACAGTGACCGCAATAATCCCAAGCATGCTCGCCCATCTAATTCACTTCACCTTGTTGTCGCCGTCTTGCGCTCATCAGGGCATATAAAGTCAGCATCCAAGCAAGCGCATTCTTCCCTGTAACACAGATGCCGTATTGCCCCGCCCGGTTGGGCTGTCTTGGCCGCAACCACCTCATGCCTCTCCTTACCCCATTATGGCTGCGGCGCGGCTAATCGTGTCCCCGTCGTTCATCTGAAGACGAATACGCGGATACCCACCGTTGAAGTCAAAGCACCCTTCACCTTCTAGTATCCCGGCTATCCAATAAATATCTTGTATTCTGATGCTGATATTTTAGGTGAAAACTCGTTCTCCAACCACATGAATTATCGCCCTTCGCGTCCCTCGGGCCACGTCCGTTTTTCCCCCTTCTCGTACCCACTCCCACACTCCTTCAGTCATTTTCGTTGCTACCGCCCGTTCAATGTCCTTTGTTGCCAGCCCGGTCTTGCTTTTAATGTCCTGAACTGTGACCGCCCCATCAGTTACGGCATCGACCACCCGATCGTCAACCTCAGTACGTTCTATCTGACTCAGCTCCCAGGTTATGTCCTCGCGCCAGTTCTCGAACACTCGCCGGCCCCACTCTGCGTTAGGACAAGTCTGCATGAAATCATTCAGAATCAATCCGTCCACCCGTTCAAGGAAATCTCTAAAGTCGTTCTGTCGCCGCTGCTTTGCCGCTCGCTTGACCTTACTATTCGCAACAGCCTCGTTAAGAATCCATTCCTCCAGTTTTACGCATCCCCAGCCCCCCATTGCAGCCTTTTCTAACGCCTCAAAGGGCTTCGGGTGCCTCATTGCTACTGAATGGTGTTTGAATGATAGATTTGAGACCCGGGTCTTGTTTTCAACCACGTAGAATTTATAGGTTTTGGCTATCCGTCGAATGTAAGAGGGATGTTTCTCAACTGCTTCAGCGAATTTCTCCATGCGCCCGTCCCGGTACTTTGGCTCAATTGCCGCCGCGATCGATGCTTGCCCCCAGATACCAATGTCAATAGTCGCATCCATCTGCCGCCACTTCTCAACAACGATCCCAACATCATCAACTGGCCCTTTATACTCCAACAGTCCATCAGCCTTTTCCTCAAAGAACTCTAAGGTTTGTGCTGCTGTAGTCATCCCTAAATCTCCCTAGCTTTCTCTTACGTCGATGGCAAAGAAGGCTTTCATCATTCGCTTCTTTATCCGGTAGTCCCGAGTTGCGCGTCCCTTGGTATCTTCAACCACTTCGATCCAGTAGCCGTTCTTTCGTTCCTTGAAGACAAAGTCCGCTAGATACTTGCAGATGTGCACTCCGTTTAATTGGAACTTAAAGGGAACCTGGAGCCTCAGATCCTTGATCTCCCCGGCCTTTTCCAGAAAGCGCAGTTCCTGATAGCGGGCCGCTTCCTTCTTGGACGCGAAGGTAATGTTATCGATTTCAGTTCTGACTGCGCGGTATTTGTTCATTAGTGAATAAACGGAGGCCATTCCTCCATGCTTTTAAGTTCGGCCTCAGCCTTTTTTCGAAGTCTGTTGAATTCTTCGGCCCACCTGTTGGCGGCTTCTGCTTCGCACCTAGCCCGCTCCAGAGCCTCTGTCAGAATTTTAAGTTGATCAACCAAGGATTCAGTCTGAGACTCAAAGCGCGAGAACTCCGCATCTTTCATCCAAGCAGACAAAACGCCGCCGATAACTAAGCCGCAAGCAAAAGTGGTGAGCCAAAGAAGTAGAAGCATTTCTCACTCCCCAATCAGTAAAGCCAGAACAATAAAGACAAAGATCCCGCAGGCTAAAGCGATCCTTCCAGATCTTCTCTGTCTCGGGGATTTCTCTCGCCAGTAAGTTAGTTCAGTGTCGTCGTACATCTCAATCAAGCCTCACTGTTTTATTCTTAAAGATCCCCGCGCACACAGCTCCGGATACTTGCTGCCCACTGGGACTTGTGGCAGTAAACTTCGTTGCGTACAAGTCTTCCCGAGCACACTGAAACCACCCATAACCGCCAATTTGGATGCTTGAATAACCCATACTCTGAAGCAGTTTCTTAGTACCTTCAGGATCCCAAAACACCCAAGGAAAGAGAGCAATCCCCACCATAAACACTAGGACAATAAGAGCGATGCGGATCCTAAACAATTAAACTCACCTCCAACTAATCACTCCCGCAATCAAGCAGAAGATCACCACCAAAAGTAGTAAGCTGACTAAACAGGAACCTATGATCTGCTGATCTTCGGAGTTCACTTCTTCGCTTGCTCCAATAGATCGCGTAACGAGATTAACTTGCCAATAAACGCATCCAGCGCCGTGACGTTCATCAACATGGTGACGGCGGGCTCATCATTTCCGTCTAGGAATTTAATACGAGCAAGCGGTTCCGAAGCCTCTTTAGGTTCAGGCACCACCGATAACTCGTACTTCAGGCTGACGACTGTTGATTTCATGGGCGTTATCCAGAGTGGTTCCTGTTTGCTATTGAGATAATCAAAGAACTTGTCAAAGGGGTTAGCCATCGAGTTCAATTGATAACCTCCGGCCAGAACTCAGGATCTTTCCTGAGCCTGATCGTCTCTTCAGCATCATTTAACTTCTCTTGAACTTTGTCTTTATCGTCTATTGCTACACACAGCCTTGCTAATGCGTGGGCATTCATTCTTTCTAGTCTCTGTAATTCAGATTTACCTACTTGCCTGCCAATGAAGTAGCCAGCAAGTAAAGAGGATATTCCGATGCGGAGATAGATTGTCATTTTAGTTGCTATCGCTCTGGTATTGTGGTTCTCTCATAACGGATGGCTCGCTCCGGCTTGTTGGTTCTCTCAGGTTGAATGGCTCGCTCCCGTTTCATGGTTCTCTCGCCCGCGGTGGCTCGCTCGCGTCTCATGGTTCTCTCCTGCATTATGGCTCGCTCTGGTTAGCTGGTACTCTCCTAAACCGTGGCTCGCTCTCGCATAGTGGTTCTCTCACCCACGCTGGCTCGCTCTAACACCTTGGTTCTCTCGTACTGCCTGGCTCGCTCTTCCCAAGTGGTCCTCTCACATTTTGTGGCTCGCTCGGCTCAAGTGGTTCTCTCATGACGGTTGGCTCGCTCACAGGCAGTGGTGCTCTCACTGGAAATGGCTCGCTCTGCTTTTCTGGTTCTATCGCCAGTTATGGCTCGCTCTGGACCCGTGGTTCTCTCATGAACGATGGCTCGCTCTCCATACTTGGTTCTCTCTCAGTTGCTGGCTAAGGCATAGCTACTTTATGCACATGGTTCAAATGTGCTATCGGATACGACTCACTTTGAGTTGTTTAGATAATTCAAGGCCTTCTCAAGCCATTTTGTTTTTTCGACATGGCCAATTGCAGTATTACAGTTCTTGCAAAGAAGACCTCTAACCCTACCATTCACATGATCATGATCTACATGCAGCGGTTTTTTACCATTCAGTGCGACAGTAGATTGCGGCTCCCCACAAATAGCGCACAATCCTTCTTGTTGTTCTAACAAGTCTTCATAGTCCTGAATTGATATGCCATACTTGAATGCAAGTCTCCACGCTCGATAATATTCCGCAAGTTTTTCCTTATTATCTTTTGCATATTTCCTATTGTAGTCACGGCGCTCATCTATCCTGAGTAAATCCCTAATGCGTTGTTGCCGTAGGAGTCGTTCTTTATGTTTTTCGTAATATTCTTTGGACCGATTATTGTTCTTCTCCTTGTATTTGTAGTGCGAGCGACGAGCAATCAGTTTTGCACGTTCCGGGTTTTGCTTTCTCCAATTGCTCGTATAACAAGCCTGGCAAAAACCTTTAGCCTTCAGCATCAATAGCTTTTTGCAATTCTGACATGTTTTCAATATTTGGCGGGTACATAATATGGACATGACCTAAATGCTCCATCGCGTAAGGTTTAGGCGGCAATACTCCATAATGGTTGAAATACGCCATTAAGTGGAAATGTGCTAGGAACAGTTTTACAGCAAATCTCGTCGCCCGAGCATGAATGTGAGCAGGTGGTAGCTTTCCCTGAATGTAGCTCTTGTACGCATCAGTCTTTTCCCCGATCTTCTTCTCCCTCAGAATTCCCGCTGCTTGCTCAGCGAATTCGCCGCGCTCGTTCTTCTCCGTCTCCTGCTCTTTGCGTTGTTTGTAAATCGGGCCATAAACTGAGTTCTCGTTATTGCTCGTCTTGACAAACGACTCACCTAACTTCCAGCAAATGACTTTTAATCGCGCATTCCACGGGCGTTTCGTTTTCTTCTCCCACCTTACAGTTGGATCGAGGCCAGCAAACCGCCAGATATGGCCCACGGTTGGCGCTTTCGTAATATCAATGTGCGCCAGAAACCCCGCGCTCAACACGGGCCCGATACCTGTCAATCCCAACATCCATTCACCTATAGGATCGTGTTTGGCGTATTCGTGAAGTGCCCGCTTGATCTGGTTTTCCAAGCTTTCCGTTTGCTGGCCCAGCCAGCCTACGACGGCATGGGGCTCATTGCCTTCAGACAGAGTGCGCACTTGATGAAATGCGCGAATCCGATCTTCCTGCATGGTGTAGTAAGCATCAACAAGGAAGCGTACTTCATCAATGGACAGGGTGATCGATGCTTCGCGCAAGTCTTTGGTTAGTTTTTGAATTGGCTCTAATTGTGTTGACATATTCGCTCCGGGGTAATGGTGCTCTCGTGCTCAATGGCTCGCTCTTCGATAATGGTTCTCTCACGGTTCATGGCTCGCTCTTGCATTCTGGTTCTCTCTGGAGTGATGGCTCGCTCCCGCTATATGGTGCTCTCACGTTATGTGGCTCGCTCCCACGTAATGGTTCTCTCCTGCCTAATGGCTCGCTCTTGTCAAATGTTTCTCTCATGCTTTTTGGCTCGCTCGCGTTGCATGGTTCTCTCAAGTCCCTTGGCTATTCATCCTCCCTGTACACTTTCTCCCGCGTGTTTCTTATAAGCTGCTGCCATACGAATATGGTATTTGTGCTTGGCAAATGCGGGACCGTTATAAAGCCGCGCAAACGTGCGCCAGTCCTTCCGCCTCAAGGCCCCGACTAACCCGCGCTTCTCTACAAACCGCACAAACGAATCCAAATGATCCTTCTCGCTGCTGTACATCGCATTGATAAACTCTTGAAGGCTTTCGTACCCCAACCAGCTCCAATTCACTCCGAGGACTTGGAAGCGGCCCCACGAAGCTGACTGCAAGGCGGCGTTGCGATCTAACGCTGCTGCTTTCTGGAGGCGTGCGTGTTGCTGATTGACTTTCCCATAACCTCCGGGCCGGGGATTGGAAATATCAGGAAACTCGTCATACTTTCCGTTCGTGAGTTTTCTAAAAAGATGGCGCTCGAAAAGTAAAACTGGCTCGTCGGTATCAAGGAACGCTCCGTATGGGCCAGACTCGATTTCGGCCACAGCTTTTATCGCCGCCACTTCGCAACCAAGGCGATCTGCCGCTTCTTGATAATCCTTTTCTGTAAGACTTGGTTTAGGCATTGAAGATTGTGATCTGGTTCATTTTATGAAGGCTTTAATACCCTTAGTCGGATCGTAAACGCTGGATTCGCAGCCCCTGAGACTCTCGTAAATAAACCTGTCCATTGCCTCACGATCCCGTGGGGGACGCGCATTAGTCCAAGCTTGCATGAAAACACTGAATGCATAAGCAAGGTTCGCATCGGCCTTTAAGCGTGGATTCCACCGCCAAAAGAAAAGCCGATAAACCAATAAATCAAATTTCCAAATCAAAGAGCGAATAAGCATCATCAATCCTCCTCTCTTTCAGAAACCTTCACTTTGTGCTGCGGTTGAAGATCATGCTGCTGGCTTTACTTGGTTCTTCATTCTTAAGCAGCGGAGAATTTCCTTTGCTAACTTCTCTAGCGCGTCTGGATCACTCAGCAATGCAAAACAGGCCATATCATTTGGGGCGTCGTTCCCAATCCATAAATAAGTCTGCTCTCCGCCTGGAACGACTTCAATGATCGGGTTGTTAGGTAATCGGCTTAACTTCTCGCCTTCACTAAGTTTGAATTTCTTCATCTCGTTTCATCCTTTCAGAAACCTTCCTGCGTGTTTAAATTCTTAGCCGGATGCATCGGAATAGATGCGTGTTGTTTTGCCGGATACGCAGCCCCCGGCTAACTCACTGGTCGAGGACAGGAAATATCGCTGCTGTGCACCGTGCTACAAATTCCGCATCTCATCACTTGGCATCACCTCCTTCCCCTAAACTTGGCGTTTATTTGACCTGTAGAACTGTCTGTTGATGTCGCCTTAAATAAGTTGGGTGCTTCATAAGAAATCGCCGCACGCATTCCAAGTCGTAACGAACAGTGCTTTTGTCTAGTCTTATACACGGAACCTTGGTGCGTACTTCATCTAAAGAAATATCAAGAATCTCAACCAGATCTTCCTCGGTTGCACATTGCAAATTTGGTCTGAAATCTGGTGCTCCGTAATAAGGCCATCGCTCAGTGATTACTTTCATGTACTCTTTCAGCGCGGCTTCATAAGGCAAAGGAAAATACGCCGGAAGATCAAAAGGATCTGGTAGAGAAGCTGGCTGTCCTTGCTGAAACATTTCTGCAAATCGTCGCTCAAACTTCCGAACTCGGGAAGATTTAGCCTCAGCATCTAAAGTCATTTGGTCGCCTAATTTCTCTTCAAGAAATGTTATTACCTCTGGGGCTGGATAGAACCATTCACCAAAGAGACGGTAACGATGAAACGCTGCATGCACAGCGGATTCATCCGCGTACCCATTAGGCGCATCCCATTGGCCTAGCCAAACCGTTGGGAACGGGCCCTGAGTAAACTCCCGCACTCTACGAGACGGCTCAACACTAAAGCCGATCTTAATCGGGCAAAATGGGTACTTAGGAATCTTCATTTGAACCGCGTACAGGTACATCACACCCTCTCTTTTGACGCAGTTTTCCCTGCGTTTCTGGAAATTAAATCTGGAAGTTTTTTAGGCGAGGCGTGAGAAGGAAGCGTTTTTATTGGTGAGCCGAGCAGGACTCGAACCTGCGACCCACTGGTTAAAAGCACTCGTTTCGCTCTTCGGACGCCTCGTGACTCCACCGGATCATCGCTTAAAAACACCGGATTATTCATGCTCCCAGCAAATAAAACATGGCTAATTATACCCTGCTCTTGAGACTTAATGGGACATTGATGTAGTTTGTGTCGCCTGTTGAATCTGGACATTGAATCTGGAGGTTTATGCCCCGTGCCCGCACTGGAAGTTTTTGGTATGACCCCCAAGGAAACCTTTATGGTCGCGTCACCTGGACGGACGATAAAGGGAAGATCCACGACAAGAAAAAGAAGTCGAAGAGCGGCACCAAAAAGGAAGCTCGCCAGCATATTAAGGATCTGCTGGAAGACATAGATGAACGCGAGGACGTGAGCATTGATGGCTCGACCCTGACGATCAAACAACTCGCTGAGTTTTACAAGAAAAACTATGCAATAGAAGCCGAGTACGACCGCAAGGGCATCAAGAAGGCGGGCATGCGTTCGTGGAAAGACGCTCGCCGCAAAGCTGATGCTCTGATCGCTTACTTCGGGCCGCACAAACGAGTCAGAAGCATTACCTATGGAGATTTGGAAACCTTCAAAAGCACTCGTCTGCGTACCCCGGCTACTAGAGAAAAGTACAAACGGGACAAGAAGGGCAAGCGGACTAAGACAATAATCAAGGAACAGTGGCAACGCTCGATTGCCAGCGTTCACCGAGAACTCGAGGTTTTGCAACGCATGTTCAAGCTCGCCACGCAACGTCGCTGGATTAAACGCAACCCATTTGCTGAGGGCGATCCCCTGGTTGAAAAGGCCGAAGAAACCGAACGCGAACGAATCGCCACGAGAGTAGAAGAAGAAGCCCTCCTTGCTGCCTGCGAAGAAGATACCCGGCGAGAACACTTGAAGCCATTGCTGATTTGTGCCTTCGCCACAGGGTGCCGACCGATTGAATTGTTTCAACTCAAAGTCAAAGACGTAGACTTGGAAGACAACTGCATCACCGTGGTTTCCTATAAAGGCAAACGCCGACGCGAAAGAACCATTGATCTCACGACTAAAGCCAAAGCCGCACTTGAACTGCTGTGCGAGAAAAAGAAACCCGACGATTTTGTTTTTACATACAAGAAAGGGAAGGGAAAACAGAAAGTAGATGTTCCTTTCAAATCCGTTAAGAGGTCGTTCGCCACGGCTAAACGGCTCGCCGGCTTTGAGGGAATCCCGCTGCAAGGGTTTCGTCTTTACGATGCGCGACACACCACCACTACACGCCTGATCCGGCGTGGTATGAGTCTCGAGGAGGCTGGCAAGTTGATGGGTCATTCTCAACCTAAGACTACCTGGCGCTATATGCACGTTGATAAGTCCACAAGAAGACGAGCTGCACAGTTACTGGAACAGGAAGACGAAGAGTAATCACGCCGCTTTACCCCGCATTAGTTTCTGATTGCGCCTAATCCATTCTTCGATGTGCTCTCGCGTGTAACGAATTTTCCCAGTAGGAGTCCGAATGAAAGAGATCAAGCGTTTCTCTCGCCAACGATGCAGAGTACGCCGATCCACTTCCAGCGCCTCACATAAATCTTTGTCGGTATAAAACAATTTATCTTTTAGGCTCATCATAGTCGTTCCCATTGCCTCAACAATCCACTATGCCTGGACACTCTCTCAGCGTTCACCATGCGGCCTGTAGACTTAATCAAGTTCTGCCTTGCCAAAGAACGCATTGCCGCCCCAAAGTAGTTTGAATGCACCTCTGGAGGTATATCGTGTAAGGCATTTCTCACTGTTTCTACCGTGAATAAAGTCCCTCTGGGAAGAATCTCAACTACCGATCTAAACCTTGCTTGAAAGTCAGGAGGTGTATTCCGAACTACCCGCTTCATCCCCCGATCACGGAGGGTGATTCCAGTTACTTTGTAAGGTTGGTGATCGAAGAGAGGTAAAGTCACGTCAAATCCTTTATCTCGTAATCAAGACCATGAAGAGCTTCTACTAATCTTTCAATCGCCCGCTTGCAACTTTGTTTCTTGAGATGCGTTTCTCCCGTATTCCAGGTGAATCTTCCATTTCGCATCACGATCCTTACAAAGAATTCGTTGTTCACCGCCCTGATAATCTCGAAAGTCACACGAGGTTTTTTCATTGCATCATTTTCTTTCTGCGATCTATCCGGCCACAGATGCAGATCATTGAGTTGTTCGGAAATACATGTCGATTGCCTTCACACTTCATTGCCATAACCAATGAGCCTTAACAATTGGCCCAAACTGCTGAAAGTGCTCAACGAACGTTCCGTCATTCGGCGCTAAATAAACGAACGCCGATCCTTTCGTCGGTTGCGTCCGCCCTGAACCGTTTAGATCGTTGAACTTAATTCGATGATTAGTTAGGCATATCGGAAACACCCACAACGGTTGAAACCACCTCTCGGAGGTACAAGCATTCACCAATAAGATCGCCTGCTTAATCTCGCCAAACTTGTACTCCATGATGAGTTTTTCCGCCCAAATATCTTGATTGCTCCGGTTGCCTGTTTTCCCATAAGGTGGATTGAGAAAAACAGTTTCCGCTCTCCATAACTGCTTCAACCCGTCCATTAACTCACTAAAATATCGCGCCGCTCTGACTGTTCGATTCGCCGCGTCACAACTTGCTGGGTCAAGATCAATCTGGCCCATAACCATTCGCGCTGCCTCGATATAACGAGAGGGCGTGCCCCACTCAACGCTTTCACTAGACATGATTGATTTAAGTACCGCACTCATCAATTAACTCTCCACTCTCAACTTTGAAACTGTCAATCATTCATCATCTTGGTTCTCTGCACCACAATGCTTGCAAATGTGAAAGTGTTCCGGTGGGCTATGTGGCGTCCCGGGCTGCATCTGCCATTCAAACTGATGTTCACAAGATTGATAAAGCAACCTAGCGGCTCGCTCATGAAGCATTCGAGCACACTTCTGTAGTTGAGCCTTCGCGCCTAATCCGTCCGCTAAGCAATCAGCTAAAAAGCGAAACCTGACGGCCATTTCATCTAATTCAGCTACAGCAAATTCAATTGACTCATAAGCCACTTCAGACAAATCCAGAGGTTTAAGTTGTTGTGTTATCGGATCGTGCACCATCAACGGTATGAACATTCATCCTGCCCTCCACTTTCTTTCCACCTGCTTCACTGGCCACAGCAGATCACTAAACCCTTTCAACTCCAGCTCCTCAACTTCCTTCGGCTCAACCTTGATCGGAACCAATATTTTCTTCATCGGAGGAATACATACTCCACAGAAATTAGAGAGCCCTGAAGGTGTAGTTTCATCCAATTCAAACTGCCCCACCGGACGGAGGAGTAAACAGGAATGACATCGGTGTCTCATGGAAGGGATTGCTGGACTCACGCTGCTTGCTTCCTCCGGTATCCTTCTTTCCCTCTCTTACGCTCGCAGGGAGTGCAGTACAACCACCGTCCGTCAGGACTGCGGCGATCTCGGCGATACAAATCCAGCGCCAATCGTCCTCCGCATCTCTGACAGCGTTTCGTAGTCGCGGGCCCACGATCCAGTTCATTCAACCGCTCTTCTAAACTCTCTACCTTGCGGCTGAGATTGAATAACTCAAGTTGTAGAGCTTCTACCGTTCCCATGATTTTTGTTCAGGGGCCGCGCTCACACACTTAGAAAAAACGCAGCCCCTGGCTTTATTTAAATCTGCTCCCTCCTTTCCTAGTGGGTTGGTAGAACAAACTTACTGAACTTCTCAAATTCACGTTCCTACCTTCGTGCCGTCATCCCAAACAAACTCACCATCCGTCCCAACAGGAAAGTGAGCGCCACATGCACAGCAAAATGTTGCTGAATAGAATCCAGGATCTCGAGCATAGGTCTCCGCAATAGATTGACCCATCGTTGTTATAGAGCCACATTTCAAATGGCGATAGGAACCACGCACTGGGCGTATAAAGCCCTTAGCCCGCTCGCTTGTACATAACACCAGATAATCTTTTTGTTGCCCATCAGAACGCACCGTTATATTTGCGTCTTCTCCAGGGCGACCATCAGTTGTGCATACCTCTTGATCCTTACGATCTTTCATTGTTGTATTCCTCCTTTGAATGACAACTCTAACCCTCGACAAAGGTTATGGATTTCATGTATGCGATCTGCTGTAGTTCTCACCTCAATGAGGCTTGTCCCTTTCGTAAAAGTAAACACGTCAAAATCATCAAAGCCAGACCGTCGCAGTTCGCGTTTATAAAATGCTAATTTATAGTCATCAACTGCGATACCAGCCGTTTTCTGTTTAAAACTCATAAAACTTCCCGCGCTTCTCTTTCAGCTTTGATCACTCGATTGCCCGTTAATCTCAATAGCTCTCGCAAACAATCGTTCTGGGCCCGCTCAATCCTCAACTCATGTCTCAACTGACGGATCGTCTCTTCGTCCCTTAACCGACGCTCCCGCTCTTTCTGCTTCTCAAATGCCTGCGCCGGTGTCATCCCTACCCTCAAGCTCGTCTACTCGTTTAGCTAATATTCGACATTGATTTTCTAACTGCCTGATCCGCGTGTCTCTCGCTTCCAACTCTTCAGCCAACTGCCTGATCTGCCTCTCGTAACTCTCCCTGATCCGCTGCGTAGAAGTGAATACGGTATTCGCTATTTCCTCTGCTTCCTGCTGAAGAGTGCTCATGCTGATTCCTCGTAACATTCATCTTGCCAAGAAAGTGGATAGACATTATTTCTCTCCGAATAGCGGCCTGTAACTCGGTCGAAATAGAGATCACACTGGCCGAGTTTTCCACACCAGCGAAAACGAACCTTCTGAACATAGATCGTCGTTGGCCCTATCTGCTCGCCGGCGTTCCGCCATGCCACGAGGCCAAAATCCGCCTTGTTGCGGAAATGAGCACTACCGGCTATGTCATACAGAGTCGGGATTAGATACTGCCCGGTGTTTTTGTCTTTCTGTAGTTTTGTGGGATGGGCTACTAACCACCAATGCTGATTGAATAGTCGCGCATGATGCCGCATCTTCGAGAGTGCATGGCTGATATATTCCGTTTCTGTCATCGCTGCCGGGCGCCGATGCTCCAATTCATTCCAGGGATCTACTATCACGCCATCGACATCGAGTTCGGCTATCAGCCCAATTAAACCTTCTAATGTTCGGTCTTTCTCTTCCGGTAGGACAAAGATGAAATGCTTACCAATCCACTCAAGCGCGTTTCCGGCGTCGCTTTCCGTCATACGCGGAGTTGGCCCTTCGCTGAATGGCTGCCCCTGGTAGAGCTCTGCCAGCATGCTCATATGCATTTCAATTGGCTGGTTTTCCATGCTGGTAATTGCAAACTTCCATCCCTTGGAAACTGCTAGATTGACAAGCAGCGCATCAAGAAATGCTGACTTCCCGGAACCGGGAATCCCAGTTAAGACAGTGAATTGCTGTTTCTTAATCGTGTAGAGTTCAGCCAATGAATCCCATCCAGGATGCTCCCCAGGCTGACGACCCTTGCGATACAGTTCAAAATATTCTTTACGCAGAGAACTGGCTGGATAAATTCCGGTCGCTGGATCTTCTTTCGGGGCAACTGCGGGTTTCTTGCCTGGCTTATAAAACTCGGTCTTACCCGTCAGCGCCCGCTGAACCGTCATCTCCCCATAAGTACGCCCATCAGTACTATGCTTCTTGTCCCACTTCCCACGAAACAAACGCGAGCCTCGGAACATCTCATCCAGAATTCCCGGATTGCCCGTACTCCAAAATGCAAGCATCCCACACAATCCAAGATCCGCCGCCGAATCATCACCACCATACTCACTAATGTCGCCCTCATAGAGCCGACGAATTCGCTCCCCTTTTACCGAGCTGAATGCTGCTTTGAGAAGTTCGCCAGCCGTGGCACCGACCTTAATCGATTCAGCTTTAACCTCAGCACGTGGGACGGGGGCGAGTTCGGCCCGCAGTCGTTCAATTTCCCTCTGTCGCCATTCGATCTTTCGTACTTCGCCTGTAGGCCGACCGGTGAATGCAAAATATCTTGTGCGGTCATAAACTTCTTTATCATTGCGCTTATTCCCCCCACCATAGGCGCCAGCCACGATGACGTGAACCCCTGTGCCGCTGGCAGAAAATTCCGTGTAAGAGTCGAGGCGCTCAATCTCTGCCAACACTTTCGGATCTATAGTTCCATCCCCCACAACACAGTTATCGAAGTCGATCCCGCAATACGGATCATCAGCGCTAAATACGAACCCTACACCATCAAAACTCTCCGGCTCATTTCCATAACATTCAGCCACCTTTTCAAACGATGCCCATGTATCTGGATCGTCTGACTTAGCAAAATTAAATGTCTTGGCATTAATCGGAACCTTCGCCCACTGTTTCGTTTCTTCCTTCCAAAGAAAGTACCAGAGTACCCACTGATCAAGTCGGCGCACCTGTAGCGGTATCGCCTCCAAAATTGGCGGATGAACAGTTGGCCGAGTGTCCCTATCTCTGAACGTTGCCATTTTTGTGCTTTTCGATCAGATCGCTTGCTTCTAACCTGTTAGTCGGCGTGTGTAGATAGCCCAAGGACCGCAAATAACCGAGTTGCTTTTCCGTGGGAGGCTGCTTCTCCATGTAATCCCGGCGATAACGATCTCCAGCTGCTTCCTTCAATCGTCTTTTTTCCTCGTCAGGCAAACCCTCACGTCGGAGAATAAACTCAGCAAATTTCCGGGTTTCGGGCTCATCAATCAATTTCAATAAAAGCCGTTGGGCTTGACCACGCTCTCCACCATCGCCATTTTGGAACCAATACTCATTCGCCTCAGCCCCTACCATTTCAAGTATTTGATTCACCGTGAATGCCCCCGCCCGGACTGCGTTACAAAACTGGTTAACAATCAGTGATCGTCGCGCCGGCGACCACGCATTTAGAAACTCGCCCTCATAATCCCAGTTCATCAGTACACCATCTTTCCTGGCCGATAGGCGTTCGGGTGTTCGTCTCGATCAGGCATTGGGGCAAACGCCTGTGCCCAAACCTCCCGGATCTGCTCCGCCCGCGGAGCTTGCCCTTGCTTCCCTCGCCAGTCATTTGCAAACCACCAATCGCCCACCCGGCGTACTTCCTCCGCTGTTCGTCCAGCCTTCCGCAGAATCTTGGTTGTTTGGTTCAGAGCTCCGCGCTGCTCGTCTGGGCAGATCTTCCAATCCACCCGACACACGAAAGCTAGGGCCTCAAAGAGTTCGTCGCGGGGTTTAATTTCCGGCTTCGGAGAAGAATGTATTTCTTTATTATTGTGAGTTGTGAGTTGTGTATGCATTTGCAGTGCATTTGCAGAACCGTTTTCTGCTGCTTTTTTAGTCCCGTTTTTACTTGTAATTCGTGTCCCTATCTCCTTTTGTTTACTATGTTTTACCTTAGCCGCGGCGGCTCGCTTAGCAGAAATTTCTGAGGCCTTATCAATCTCTGCATCAGCACGTTTTTGGTGCCAGCCATCCTTTTTTAGGACAAAAAACTGGTCCAAAACATTTTGGATTGCAGCCTGCTCATCGTCTGCAAACGCTCTGCAAACGCGATGCAAAATAGATGCATTTGCAGGAAGGGGTTTTTTGTGCTTGTAGTAGTAGTCCAGGAGCAGGCGATATGCGCCATGTTCAATCAAGGAAAGGTGCTGGGTGTCGGATTCGTAGTCGGCCATGAAGTGTGGATACCAAGTCATGTTCATTGACAAAAAGACCCTCATCTCAGGACGCGAGGCGCGTTTGGCAGTTGACTTCGGACAACCGTCGAAGTAGCGACCAGTCGCGCCCTGAGATCAGGGCCCAGGTCTGGTTGTCTCAACCACGGCTGCCATCCGTGTCCCCGTCCGGGGAATGGTTAAAACTGAAATCATCTTGGCACACTCTGAATGTTTACGTTTTTAGCCATCAGCGAATCCCTAATTCGGCGCAACGTTGACTAAATGCGCTAGATCCAGCTTCGGTTTCAGGCTCGCGTCCATGCTCAATGCGTGATCATTCCGCTAGATCTACTCCCATCCGTTGCGCTTCGTACCGCATAGAAGCCCCCCGTGAGTGACGGTACCTGTACCCTTGCAAGTGCCACATTTAAGCCGCATTACATTGCAACGCCGCCCGCATACAACGGCCGTGCTCGTACCTTCTCCCTGACAACTCGGACATGGAATCACTGGCTTGTTCATCATTTCCCTCTCGCTAGACTGGTTCGTATCGGCTCCATTCCCTTTTACCCAGCTTCTTAAGCCATTCGCGCATCTGTTGTGCACAGTTCAGTGCTTCTTTTACTTTCGCTGCATCTTCGCCAGCGCTTTCACGG